TGTTCTGGCGCATAGACGATGTTGTCGTTGCGCTCGCCCCGGATGCCCCGGAAGAAACAATGGCCGAATGGTGCAAGCTTTACGACCGGATGCCGCCGGACCTCATTGAGCTTCGCAAGCGTCTGCGATGCCCGACCCCAGCGGCCTAAGCCGCGCCCCTTGGCCCACTACCCCCATATAGGATTCCATCATGACCCCATCCCACTCCCCGAGTGACGCAGAGGTGGAGGAGATCATCCGCGCGGTAACGAGGGCTCGCGACACCTTTCGCGACATTGTGCGCGCGAAAGGATCGGATGTGTTCAAGGGTGCGGCGAACAGCAGGGCATGGGAATTGTCGGCCACCCTGGAAAAGTTAGCCACCCTCACCCGCAAGACCCCAGGGACGGACGAAGAGGGGAAGAGATGATTAGGAGAATACAACTCTGGCTCCACCATGCGTTTGTTTGCGGTGGACGGTACATGATCCATGACTTTGCCGCGTACAGGGACGCGCTCTGGCATTGCGATAGCTGTCCCTACACCAGGCCATGGAAGGAACTCGCATGACCCAGCCAGACATGGAGAGCGCGAGGAAGTTGCTGGCGTCTGTCTTTGATGCGCTGAATTTAAACCCATGCGTGGTAAACGGCGCCAACTATCATCGGGCTACAGAAGTCGTCGCCCAGGCCCTGGAAGTAGGTGAAGTGACCGCGACAATGGAAGATAGAGCGCGGGAGTTGGCGCTTTACATAATGAAGAAGTGCGTAGAAGGGGGCCGCTTCAATAACGACAACGTACACGCAGCAACAGCTTTCATCACCAAAGCCCTGACACTCGCGCGGGCTGAGGCGCTGGAGGAAGCGGCGAAGTTGGCAGAGGTGTACAAACACGAAACGCCATTTTCACCGTTCGGACTTGCGACACGCATCCGCTCCCTCTCCTCTCAGCCCACCACACCAGCACCGGGGAAGGGGATGACGAGGGAAGAGTTGGCGACGCATTTACGCGAGACGTTTGCGGTACCGAAGCCGCTTCGAACTTGGCTAGACGAGGCCGACGCCAAGCTGAAGGGAAAAGGGTGATGGCAGCTATCAGTGGCGCGGAAATTGGAGAATTTGAACGCCAGCTTCTTAACCAATCAGGCAAGCGCCGATATTCAATGGATCGGCTGAAGGCGCTCGGGTCGCGATTGCTGGAGACCGCGAAGTGGCAACAAATGGACACGGCCCCGAGGGACGGCACTCACGTCCTGCTCTACGTCGTCATGCCAAGTAATTGGTGCAAGGAACATATTGTGGAAGCAGCCTACAAGGTCGATGGCTGGAGAACAACATTCGGGAAGTTCATCCCGGATCAGTGCATTACGCGATGGAAGCCTCTGGGGGTTATTCCATGACCCCCGACGAAAGAGCGGCCCTGCGGGAGTTGGCGGGGAAGGCGACGCCTGGGCTACATCACGTTGGGCACGGAGAGAACCACGCGGTATTCGATGCGCGCGGATACTCCATCTGCAAGTTCCATAATGAGAACGGCGATAATGACGCCTCATTTTTCGCCGCCTGTTCCCCCGAAGTCATCACCTCCATGCTCGATCAGATCGACGCGATGGAAAGAGTGGTGGAGGCGGCGCGCTGCATCAACAATCTATCCAGCACCGACAAAATGCCGAACTGCGTGAACGGCTACACGTACCATGAGTGGGGCCAGTTGCGAGACGCCCTCGCCTCCCTCCCCACTCCAGCGGAAGGAGGGAGGTAGATGGACCTCATCATTAGAAAATCATCTGATCTTGAAGCGAAGGGAGACGCAAAGCGCGCCTACAAGCTTCAGCTTCGAGACTATCCGACATTCACTCCGCCGGATTATTACCACGTCGCGTACCTCAGTGAAGAGAAGGCAATCGCCGTTGCAGAAGCTGGCGCACCGTCGTTTTTGCTGGACAGCGAAGACCCGCGCAAGGTGAAGCCATGACACCCTCTGGGCTTAGTGGCGCTTGCCCCCATCCCAAGCCACCACAGGGAAGGACGTATAGATGAGTGACCCTTACTTCCGCGGATGGAGCGCCGAGGCGCGGCATGAATATTTTGAGGCCCGCCACCGCTCGTTTCTTGAAGACATCAGGCTACGCTTACGCCCGAGATGGAGGAACCGACTGCGCCGCACTCGGCTCTGTCACAAGCGCCCGCCGTGGCAAGACGCACAGGTGCGGGACCGGCTCAACTTTTTGACGGGCAAGCCGTTCCAAGCAATTAAGTGGCGTATGCACAAAGGTAAGAGGTGCTTGCCATGACCACCTCCACACCCCCGACTCCGACAGGAGAGCCCAACGCTGATGCTGATATGGGCGCCGAATGCGCTGATTTCCTCGCGAGGCTTGGACGCGGCGAGCACCTAACCGATGACTTCCTGCGCCATGCCGTGAGATGCGACGGCAGCAGCAATGACAAGCCAGGGACAGCAGAGCCACTGACGGCAGAAGAATTGAAGCAGTGGCGGAAAATAAGGGAGGACAACCCGAAACTGATTTCAGCAGCGGTGTGCGAATTGCGGCTGTTCGCCACCATCGACCAAAGAGACGATAGGATCACTCAGCTTGAACGGAATCTGAACAGCCGTGACGACTTCATCCTCAACAAGGGCCTGTGGGGCGAATTTATGGATAGCCTCCGGTAATATACGCTAGTGCGTATATCATGGGGTTATACGCGCCTTATGGCGCGTGAACAGGAAGAGGCTTGGCAATGCGTGACACGGTGAAGAAAGACGTTGAGGGTGCGACTGCCACGCTAGAGCATTCCGGCCGCGTGGATGTCAAGGTGAGCGGCGAAAACGGAGAAGTAACGCTGATGTTACTGCAGGGCCGCTTCGGTAAATGGGTTGCGCTGCCCCCCTGGGCTGCATTGACGGTGGCCACCAAACTGCTCCTCGCTGCGGTCGTCTGCTCGTTCAAATGGAAGCACTAGGGGCACCTAAGCGCCGCACCCCATGACCGACCAACTCTGGAACGCCCGTAGAGAGAAGCTTGCGAAGCAGCTCCGTCAATCAGCCCTGGACCTATTCGAGCACACAGGAAGCGCTGCTTTCCAAATAGACCTGGATCCACCACACGGTAAGCTGCTTCTGCTGTGCGGGACGAAAGAGGACGTGAGGAAGTTGTTGGGACCAGTGAGTCCACCGCCCACAACTCAACCCTAGCCCCGTGGCGCCGCGGTCCGTCTGGCCTATCTGTGCCAGATGCCCGCCACACCCCGAAACGTTCGCATGATAATCGCCTGGGCCCGCCAGGACGGGTACAGCGACGAAGCCATTGCCGAGGTCTGTGGCTGCACGGTTGAGCGCCTCGAGGCCGTGGCTGTTGGGAACGAGCACCCCATCGCCCTCACCTGCGACCGGTGGGTCAGGCTCATCCGCCAGATGAAGCGCGGTTCTTCGCCAGCTCGTCCTCTATCGGAGCGTTCCTCCACGCCACGACGCTGACTGGCGGTTTGCGGCAATCCGCCCGCCGACAGCGGCCCTTTCTCATCATGTCGCCCAGGGTGGTGCTCATGGGCACCTTCAGGAGCTTCCAAGGCCAATGGGTCACCTGCTGGCAGTGGCAGGTGGTCACCAGGTGGGTGTAGCCCTGGGATTGGGCGTCAGCGAAAGTAAGGTCGGGGTCTGATATGGACGGCATGGGACGGCATTGTACAATGTCGGTTATGGCAAAGAAGCCCCGCACCATCCCGCTCTACAAAATCGGTCCAGGGAACAAGCTGCGCAAGACCCGCCGGCGGGTAGCCGACTTGACGGCCATAGCCGACCTGCCAATCCGGGATCTCCGTCAGGAGCGGGAGGACGCCCACGCCTGGGATGAGGCGAACGCCATGCGGAAGTCGGTGGGGATGAAGCCCGTGAAGGCTAAGCGGTAGCGCCCCAGCTCCGCCGGTTCCATTGCTGCTTGGCAAGGTTGAAGTCGTAGAGGGGAACGGAGAGTTCGGCTGCGAAGTTGACGAGGTTACGGTACCGCTTCGTCGGGGCGCGTTCCCTCACCGAATGTACGGCTACTGGTGTGTTGATGAAGGCGACGAACACGTTTGATCCATACCGCACCTGGGAATGGAGGCGGACGCAGTAGTCCTCGATCTCCGCCTTGCCGTAGAAGCTGGGTTGATGGATGAGGCTGTGAATCAGGAAATCTCCCCCCGTCGTGTCTTCGTCGTCCTCGTCCCGCATGTAGAGCAGGCCGGCGAAGAGCTCGAGGGGGTTGTCCAAGTGGGGGCCGCGGACGCGGCTCATTCCAAACACCGGCGTGTTCACGCCGATCTGGCACTCCATGTGGATGGCGCAGTTGTCGCGGAAGCGGACGCCAGTGGGTAAAGTCCGAAGATCTCCGAGGAAGCGATCGAGGGTGGGGTAGTTGTTTGAAATCGCGGGGCCGAACTTGGTCACCACCTCCTGCCAGAAAGCATTGGACGTGTGGTAGGTGATGAAATCTTTCCACACCGGGGCGAGGCCGCTGGACCGCAGGAGTGAGGCGGTGTTCACATCCACGCGCATGTTGTTCATATGCCTGCGGTTTTGGGAGATGTCGTCGCCGGAGATGCGCGACTCTGCCAGGGCTTTGTACAAGTCAGCCGGTAATGCATCGTGAATCACGATGTGGGGGAAGGGTTCGAGTATCACCTCCCCTGCGTTTTGCAGGATGCTGAGGTTTCCGGCGGGAGTCTCGACGTTGCTTGGAGGGAAGCTGAGTCCATCAACGATCTTCCCAGGGCGCGTGGATACGGCCCGGGTTCCGAGAACCTGGTTCATTGGGGACCTCGATTGTGGGTTAGAGCGGGCGGCCGGTGAGGCCGAGGGAGATGAAAACAGCGAAGGTGATGAGGATCGCTGCGGCGAGGCAGAAGAGAGCAGTAAGTTCCGTTCTGGCCCTGCCCTCGATGAACTCGCGGGTCAGGGTGGAGTAGACGTGTCTCAGTTGCTCACCATCCGAAGCATGGAAGTATTTGGCCCGGGTGATGTCGGCGACCGTTCGGAGAGTCGCTTCATCCATATCCACGTGGAGGAATCGTTCGCCCATGGGGACGAGCGTTCCTTCCGTGGTTCCGAATCCCACGGTGTAAACGCGGATGCCGTAGTGGGACGTGAGTCTGGCGCTGTCGATCGGGTCGGGGCCGTTTGTGGTCTGGCCGTCCGTCATCAGGATGATGATGGAGGACTGGTTGGAGCCGGGGACTTGGAGTTGATCGGGTGCCGTCGGCTCGTCGTCGTCCGGTACGGCTAGAGGCTCCAAAGCTTGGAGGGCTTGGAGTATCCCGGACCCAACAGCGGTTCCGGGTTGCGCTTCCAAGCTGCCGATTGCTCGGCTCAACGCCTCCTTGTCGTGGGTTGGGGGTTGGACGAGGAGGGAGGACTCGGCAAACGCGACCAAGCCGATCATCACGTCATCGGGCTGTTCGGCGATGAATCCCCGGGCGGCTTCTCTTGCAGCGTCAATACGAGTGGGCTTTACATCCTCCGCCAGCATGGAGCCGGAGATGTCCATCGCGAGAATCACGGTGGCTCTTGGGGCAAGCCAGGTGATGACGGCTTCGGGGCGGAACAGGGAAATGACGAGGAGAACCAAGCCAGCGGCGTAAAGGGACACAGGCAGGTATCTGACCCTGCCCAGCGTCCCTGTGCTTTGCATCACACACCCTGGCCGAAGCACTCGATGAGGAATTTATGGGCAGCTGGTTCGAAGTCGGGCGTGATGCTGGTGAGTAATGCGATGTATTGGTCAGGGGTGATGCGGCCGATCATCACCATGAGGTGCGCAATGTGAACGTCGGGGTGATTCGATGCGACGTGGAGGACGTCGCCGGTTGGACAGGAGTAGGCGACGGACAAGGGCGGCATCACGGGTTCTTCTGCGGCGTCGGCAGTCGCACACTTGACGAGGAACGCTAGCCCGGCTGCGGCGCACGCAACGGCCAAGACTTTGTCCCAAGTTTCCCCGCTCACTTTGCCATGGGTCCTTTTGCTGAATTGCGCGTGCCGAAGTACCAAAGCGTTACCGTCGTGAAGAGGTACAGCACCGTTTCGGTGATGGTGGTGGTGAGGGCCATTGCTTCTGCAGGCGACAAGGCCTGATCATTCAACAGCGCGCGGGCCTGGAAGTAGATCAGCGTGGTGAGCACGCAGAGGTAAATCGTCAATCCAGGGCGGACGAGGCCGCGGATGAAGTCGATCAGGACGAGCATGAACCCTGCAACAGCTCCGGGTTTCACCTTCTCGCTGTAACGCTGTGGCTCCATCTCGAAGGACTTGGCGAAGGCTTCCTGCTCTGCAACGGAGACTTTCGCGGCCCCCTCCACTTCGGCCACTTTGGTGCGCTGGGCCCATTCCTCCCGCATGATCGAGGCGTCTACCTCCTTCAGCTTCACCTCCTGGGCGAACTTCAACTCCATGATCTTGATATCCTGCTTCTTGTTCATGAAGTCGGCGAAGCGCTGGATGCCGGCTCCCAGGATTCCGGTGAGGCCGCCGGAGAGGACGGAGCTAAGAAGCCCAAGCATTGATGATCTCCAAAGTGAAGGGTTGCCGCTCAAGGGTGTTTTCGAGTTTGGTGACCGCGGGCGCCGAAAGGAGGACGGCTTTTTGCTTGTCCATCCACCCGAGTTTTTCGCCGAGCGCGATGCAGCCATGGAGTTGTTTCCTCCACGGCGGGTTTTCGCCCATGTAATTCGCGGGATGGACCCTGATCCCCGATCTCCCGGTTACAGGGACCACGGCGTACATGAAGCGCTTAAACGTCGGTGAGAAGGTCCATAGGCACTGGTAGTTCCCGGCCGGGATGCAGGAGACGTTCGGTGCGTTGTTTCGATCCGGGAGCTCGCCGGTGAAGAGAGTCAGTCCGCCGGCGGTGAGTCTTCCAAAAGTTCCTTGGTCGCTTGTGTCCAAACGCTCGATGCGGACGAGCACGTGTCACGCCGCGCTCAGGAACTGGCGTTCCCACTGCAGGTTCAGCAGGGAACGATGAAGCTTCGCCAGCGCCGGGCCCCAGGTCTCTTCCTGGCGGAACAGTTTGACGCTGGGGTACCAGGGGCAGTCGTCGCGGTTCAGGCCCCAGAACCACATGCGCCCGGTGCGGGCGGGGACGAGAATCCAGGTGGGGATTCCCAGTGCACCAGCAAGATGAGCATTGGTGTTGCTCACCGTGATGACCAGGTCGCAGGCTTTCATCAGGGAAGCAACTCCCTCCATGTCGTTGTAGAGGTCCACTCCGGTATCAACGATGCTCATGGCTTCGTGGGATGAATTGCGGTCGTCTACGGTTTCGCCGAACTGAAGGTTCACGAAGGTGATGTTGTCGATGCCGAGAATCTGTTTGAACGCATGGATGGGCAGGCTCTTGCGCGGCATCAGGTTGGTGCTGCCGGACTTCCATGAGAGACCGACGGTGAGGCCCTTGGCGTTGATCTTGCGGCGGAGCTGTTCCGTCCGGGCGGGGTTGGCTTTCAGGTAGCCACGGTGCTTGGGGAAGTGATCCCAGGTGGGGCGGAAGATGGGGGCCAGGGATCCCATCGCGAGTTGGTAATCTGCTTTGGCGCTGCCGGGGGTCAGGGAAATCTCAGCCTGGGGGAAGCTTCGTTCCATCAAACGGGCGAAGCGCTTGAAGCCTCCGTTCACACCACAGCATTCGATGACGATCTCGTTTCCAGAATCCATAACCTCCTGGAACATGGAGGCGTACATCATGCGTTCGCCGGCGCCTTCTTCACCGAGGAGGAGAATCTTGCCCTTGGACTTGCCGTCCCATGTGGGGAGTTTGCTGTCCCGAATCTGGCTGGCGTAGGCGTGCCAGCCGAGTCTTTGGCTGTGGACCTTCCATCCCTCTTCCAGATTCCCGCTCATCAGCTCAGCCAGCATCAGTTGGATGCCGGCGTATTGGAAAAACGGATTGGCATTGAGGACTTCGCGCAGAAGCTGGCTAGCTTCTTGTGTCCGGCCCAGGTCAATCAGAGTCATGGCGAGGTTGGTCTTGAAGCCCGGGTTGTTGGGTTCAAGCGCTACGGCTCTGCGGTGGAACGCTTCGGCGTCTTCGAGCCTGTCGGGGTAGCGAAGAGCCAGAGCAACGGCGTCCCAGATGGGGGCGTGGTTCGGATATAGCTGAAGGGCTGTCGCTCCCAGGTCGATGGCTCCGGGTGAATCCCCTGCCCTGCATTGGTGGTAGATGGCTCTAGCGAAGGATTCGGGATGGGCAATATCGGTGGCCAGAACCTCTACGCCTGGGTCCATGGGGGGACTCACTTCGCTCATTTGTTCACCGGGCCCAGGTAGATCGGGGTCTTTTCTTCGTCCATGGATTTGTCCTGTTCGTCGTCGGGGTCGAAGGTGCGGGTTCGAGGTTTCATGGGCTGCTTACGCTTTCGGTGTTTGCGCATGGCCACTCCATGTCGATGGGTTTACACATCGGGCTTGTTCAGTTCCGTGGACTCGCGGGTGTAGGGCGCGACGGGGTCAGGGAAGCGCGCGATAATTTGCGCTGCGGTCTCACTCGCGCGCTCCACCCACCCGGTGGGGTGAGGCGGCGGCCGGTCATCGCGGAACTTGCCGAGCATCTGTGCATCGCGGACCACGGCGAGGCAGGACATGGCTTTGCTGATATGCGGAAGGCCGCTTTGTGGGTCGATGTCCTCACCTTCCCACCAGGCCATGAGATGGCGCATCGCGGCGTCGTAATAGACCGAGGCTCTCACGCCAGTGATGCGGTAGTTGTGTCGGCCGTACTTGCATGCGCCTTCCAGCATCCCTAGTCCGATCTCAAGGAGAACCGGGCCAGATAGCGCGGACATCGGCGCTTTCTTGCTGCCGATAGACTCCTTCGGGTTCACGGTCATGCGGCGCTCCGCTGCTGAAACGTGACCCACTCGTTCTGCTGTTTGGCTTGGCGCTGGCCTTCCAGGTAAATCTCCCACCGTGCCGTGATGCCGTGGTCGGGATGGGTGAACCACAGGGCCTGGGATGGCCGGCTGTACGGCGCCCGAAGGATCAGGCGGGCGAACTCGTCGTAGCCCTTGAGCGAATTGTTGACGATGCAGCCGGGCAGCCAGAGGAGCTGATGCCAGTGCCCAAGGATCAGGGTGTCGAAGTCGCGTCCAATCTGGGCTTCGGACCGTCCAGTCTTGATCGTCCCGCGCATGATCGGCCCGATGGCGCCAATGATTCCGTCACCACCCTTCACTCCGAGGCTGTCTCCGTGAGTCAAAAGGTACCGGTGACCGTAAACCTTGAAGTAGGCGTCGCTCTCCGACGGGACGTGGATGATGATGTTCTTTGACTTGCGGAAGTGACGCTCAAGGTTGGTGTAGATCACCCATTCGTGGGACGTGAAGACGCGACCCTTGAGCCTCGGCTTTTTGCTGTCACGGCCATGGTTGCCGACGACGCACGGCACGAACGCTTTCCCGAACGCCGTAGCCATGCGGTCAATAGCACCCGCCAAAGTGTCCGTAAGATCGTTGATCTGTTGCTGCGGTGTCCGATCGTTGGTGATGACGATTTCTTCATGGATGTCCCCCGTCATCATGTCACCGCCGAGGCAGATCACTACCCCAGGGTAATCCGCCTTCGCGCGCCCCATGTGGTTGAAGGACAGGTCGATGGTCGTATCCACCAATCGCTTGACGCGCTTGTTGGCGATGTCGGTGTTGAACTCGTTGACACCCCCTACTTCCGCAGGGTTGACGACTTCGCCGAAATGCCAGTCGGACCAGATGGTGCAGGGGGTTCCGCGCCGTCCGTCAGCCCCGCCCTTGATCGATGTGACCCAGGTGGGCGCCTCCGGACTGCGGGCGGCGAGGTTGAAGATTTCCTTGCGGATGGCTTCGGCGCTGTCGTCGGCCCGCTGACGCTGCAACCGATCGCGATTGGCTTGGGCAAGTTGGGCGCGAAGACGGCGGATTTCGTCATCGAGCAGACCGATCCGCTCCGCTTCCGTGCGTTTAGGCGGTGCCATGACGGGCCCTCTTCCATGTGTGAGAGAGGCGCTTCCACGAGGCGCGGTTGGAGGCGAGGATGCGAGTTCGGTGCTCAGGGTCGGTGGCGTATTTCTGCCGGCGTCGGGCCAGGAGTTCGTCGCCGTGGGCCAAGTAGTTTTGCCGGAATCGCGCCCGCTCGGCGTCTGCGCATATTGACCGATAGGCGCGGTCCTTGGCGTGAATCTTTTCTGCGTTCTTGGCCCGATAGACCCGGTGATACGCGGCTCGCTTGCTTTTCGATTTGAACGGCATCAACCACCCGCCGTCGTGCGGTTGCGCATAGGGGACTCCTGTTTCTGTTTCGGAGGACTTACCGCTCGGAAGCGGTCTCGGCTCTCTGGGCGCCGGCTTTGGCGATTTCGTTTCGGCGCCGGGTGATTGCATCAAGGCGGCGGCGCTTCTCGTCGGGGGTCAAATCATCCCTGACCTTGATCTCGCGGGACTGCTTGTTGAGGGCAGCCATGGTGTCTGCACGGTCATCCAGTTCCTTGCGGACACGGAGAAGGCCGCGGTTCTCGTCGCGGAGTTCACGGGCTCCTTCCAGGTCACCGGCCTTCCTGCTTGCATTCATGCCCCTGACGACTTCCTCCGCTTCGTTGCGGATGTCGTAGAAGCGCTCCACCCACTTGGAGTTACGGGCTGGATCTTGGCGGATGAAGGATTTGACCACGGGCATCTCGTCTATGCGCTCGCTCGGCAACTGAGGGCTCATACCCGTGCCGCGCATGATGGCGTCGGCCACGGCAACGGCAAACATGCCCATGTCACCGGTGAATCCACGGATGGCGTGTTCGATTCTGGCGGGGGAAGCATCAAACATCTTGCCCAGCCCTTTCGCGGTTTCGCTCGTGCCGCTGTCGTACTGCTGTTCCGGGGGAAGGAATTGCAGGGTCTGGTTCACAATGGGTCTGCCGGTGAAGAAGTCCCGGTTGGCCCACTGCTCCACGGTTTCCTTCACCAAGGGATTCCCAAGCGGGTTGATGGAGAAGGTATCGACAACCGTTCTCTCCAGGGCATCCCACGTGTCTTTGGCGCGGTCGTTTCCTGCAATCAGTTGAACGGCGCGCTCGGGCACGGTTCCAAGCAGGACGCCGAGCTCGAAGGGTTTGGGGATCAGGATGAAGCGGGGAACCCCCTCGCCTTCAATTCCCATGCGCTTCAGGTTGATGACCCAGCTTCCGTCCTTCACGTACTCTGGAAGGTCGTTGTAGCCGTCGTCTTCGTCGTCTCCAGCATTGAGGATCGCAAGGGTGGTGGAGAACGCAATCATCATACCGGCCTTGGTGAGCAGAGCCTTGCGGGCTTGTTTGTCGCCGGCGGTCGCCAATCTGCCAAGTTTATAGAGGCCCTGGATTCTGGCGTTCAGGAACGGGGTAACAGCCGTCAGGAACTGCATCCACTCGGCTCCCCCACGACGTTGGAAGTCGAGCAGGTCCGCGGCGGCAAAGGCGGCTTTGCGTTTGGAGCCAGAGGCTTTCAGGGTGGCATCATAGGTCACAACGCGGTTGGCGATTTCCGACGCCCGGCCAATTCGCTCCCAGGTGCGCCACCATTTGCGGACGTCTGCCAGGCCGATGAGGGTTGCTTTGCCGTCCGCTTCCATTTGACGCAGCTGCTTCACCACGTCTTCGGGGGCGTTCTGGTACCAACCCGTGTCTCCACCCGCAGCCATGATGGCTTTCACGCGGGGGTCGTCCAGGCGCGTGCCGAGGGCTTTGACGCTCTTGGCCATCTCGCTCAGCACGTTGTAGCCACGTTCGGGCGTCTGCAACCAGGCAGACTGGGAGTCACGGAAGAAGTTGCGCGCCATGAAGGCGGGGGTGGCCGTGATGCTCCGGGTGAAGATGTTCTTCAGCTTCACAAGGGGCTTGGTCCACCAAGACATCGCAGCGCGATGGAGTCCGGCAACGCCGCGGTACAGAAGCTTGTCCTTGATCCGGTAGAACTCCACCTTCCCGTCACGACGAATAGAGATGACGTCGTTGTCCGGGCGGACGGGGCTCTTGATCGCAGCTACTGCCTCAATCCCGTCTTCCTGCTTCGGATCCAGGCCCAGGGCTTTTGCCATGACGGCACGGGGAACCAGAGCCTGGGTGTGCTCCATGCCCACCTTTTCGGCGATCCCGACTTGCAGAGCGTCGTCAACTGCCAGCACCGCCGCGTAGTTCTTCATGCTGGCGTCGATCAGGTGGGAGAAGTTCTTAACGAGGTTCTCGATGATTCCAACGATGGGTTGGCCGGCGGACTCGACGGTGTGGCCCTTGCCCAGTTTCTTCGCTTCCAGATTGGCTGCGCTCTTGGTCTCGTGGCGGGAGACCACTTCGCCTTCGGGATTGAAGACGACGAAGCGTTCTTCGCCGCCGGTGAGCCGGCCGATCTGGGGAGACTGACCGGCGAGGCCCTTCTTGCGGAACGGTCCTGCGCTGGAGTCTTCCTCCTCCGCCACCCGGTAGAACGGAACGTGGTCCGCCTGCTCCCAAACCTTCCGCTGCTCCTTGTCGATCAGGCCCATGTCCTGGGCTGCATCCAACACAGCTTTCTTGAAGGTCTGGATTTGGTTGAAGATGCGCTTGAACTCGGGGAACTCGTTTTCGAGGGCGACGAGGGAGTCACGTTCTTCAGCCGTGATGTTGTGCTCGCGCCCGTCCTCGATAAGGTTCTGGGTCTTCACACGACGTGCATACGCATAGCCTTCGAAGAGACGGTCCAGGCCTTTTTCGTACAGGGGGGCGACGATCTCGTAGAAGCCGGGTGATGTCTCCTTGTCCTGCTCGAGAACGGCGTCATCGCCGTTCCACTTCGGAGCCCCATGACGCAGGAAGGCTTCGATTTGTCCAGCGGAATGTCTTGCCATGCCGGCAGCCATCCACGCCGCAAGGTCCGTATCCGCGCTCTTGGGCATGATGTGCTTGCCCAGCTTGCGCTGACCGTAGAACTCATCCGCCGTGGCCCAGATAATCTCGTCTTTGATGGTGTTGCGGATGGTGTCGTAGGTCTCGCGGGTGCGGGCCCACAGGCCGCCGGGCTTGTCGGCGGAGATGGCCTTGTTCACCGCCCTCTGCTGGGTAGGGGTTCCCTTGGGGGCTTTGTAGTTGGGGTCGGTGGGGGAAGCGTAGGTGCCGTCGGAGCGGCGGGGCGGGGTGTCCCGTTCCTTCACTTCGGGGACGCGCCGGCTGAACATCGGCTGGCCCTCCATGACGCTCGCGCGCATGTGGGGGGTGATAGGGAGGGAGTGGACGGTCGCGGTGGCGGTTTTGTGTTTTTTGCCGCTGTCTATGATGGCCTGTTGCTCGGCGTCTTCCGCTTCCAGCTCGGCAAGGTCTGGGGCGGTTTGATACAGGCCGGAGACATCTAGATTCGTTGTCCCAACCCTCGCCCCCCACTTCTTGCCGTACTTGTTGGCGAAGGCGGGGAGAATCTGGTCGTAGAAGCCCTTCATGCCCTCGCCGCCGACACGGAGGCCCTCGCCCTTGATCGTGCCGTGAGTATCCGCACTGTTGACGATGCGATCAGCAAGCTCTTTGCCGATGGTGTCCGCGACAGCTTCCGGCGACATGCCGCGCTTGTCGATCAGCGAGCCCTCGCCGCGACGCACATCCTCAGCCTGATACGCACGAACTTCATACGTGCCGTCATCTTCGCGCTGCCACTCAATGCGCCCGATCTGCTTGCTTAGGTCGTACCTCTCCGCTTGTTGCGTGCCGGTTGTCCAAGCCACACTGTCGAATCCATTCTCCGCTGCCCATCTCAGGGCGCGCTTGAAGGCGAGTTCGGGCCAGGTGGTCTTGAAGGGGGCGTCGGGGATACCGCCTGCCTGGGTGCGACCGCGCTCAAGGAAGAGAGCATCGTGGCGGACTTTCAGGTCGGGGTGCGTGTCCCACACCGCCTGCCATCCACCCGCTGATTCGCGGTCCATGCCGGGTTCGCGCCGCTCGGCTTCTGCGTATACCGCGTCAATGTCAGCGTCGATTTGCTCGATGGTGCGTTTGCTCGCATACCCCTGCTTCCGCCCCTTCTGGTGCCAGTCGGACTGGATTTCCTCGATGAAGAGCACGCGCTTTCCATCGGTGTCGGTGCGTTCGTTGAAGCGGATATGGGCGACCACGTTCGCTTCATCGTAGTGGCCCTGCTGAAAAGTTCCCTGCGGATGGACGGTGTCGAGCACTTCAAACCGGCGACGGCCACGTTCGCGCATTCCCTCGATCTGAGCGTCCGTCATAGTTTGCACCGCGCTCAATCCGTCGCTGGTGTAGACGCGCACCCGCTTCCCGCCCTCGCCTTTTGTTGGCAAGGTCAGCAGCAGCTCGCGGTAGTTCTCTCCGCCGGGGAGGGTGTAGGACTGGAATTTGGTCGTGCTGTTCAGTTCGGTGTGATAGTCGGCGAGCAGCGCGTTCATTTTCTGCCCGTCGTCGCCGCCAAATTCCCAGGCGTCCGCCGTCCTGGAAGGCTCGGCAATTAGCGCCTGGATGGCTTCGCCGACTGTATCGAAACCAAGATTGTCATTGCGCTTGATGATTTCGCGCATCTGCTTCTTGATTTCGTTCCGGTCCTTCGCGGTGTTGCCCTTCACCACCTCCTGCACTTGCACCTCGTTGGCGCGGAGGAAGGCGAGCAGGTCTTCTTTGGTCACGGGCTTGGCGTGGGTGTTCAGCCACTCTTGGATGCCGGACCAGTCAAGTTCGTCTTGCTTAACGCCGGGGGAGTTTTTGAGGATGCCCATCCACTGGCCGGGGGTGGCTTTGGAGTCCTTGGCTTTCTCTGCGGCGCGGGTCAGGGCGGAGTAGAAAGGCTTCTCGCTGCGGCTGAAGCTGGGTTCAGCGTCGCGGGTCTCGCGAGATTCCCTCGCGCCCACCTCCCCGCTCTCCACCTTGCGCATGACGCCGCGGGCGGTGGTGAGTCTGTTGCCGAGTGCAAGGTTGGACAGCGCCTCCCACACCAGTTTGATCTTCTCCATCGCCGTGCGCAGGAAGCCTTTGGCTTCAAGGTTTCCGTTGCTCCACTGTGCAAACAGTTCGGCGACGGCTTCTTCCATCCGCTTTCCAAGGGGGAGGTCCTTGTAGGTGCGGTTGATCCTGTCCATCAGGGCTTTGTCGCTGCGGGCTGCCCGTACCAGGGCTCTCCACTCGAAGTCTGTGAACAGACCTAGGTCACGCAGGGCGTGGATGACTTCGTGATTGAGGACGTGCTTTCCCCGGTTGTCCTTGATGGCCTGGTGGGCGATCTCGATGAGCCGGCGGAAGTATTGACCGTCGGCGTTGGGCTCCTGCTGTCCCGTGACGGCGTTGTTGATCTGCTTCACCAGACGCATGGCCAGACGGCCGGAAGGGTCCATGCGCTTGAGGTCGGCGAGGAGTTCTTCCTTGGCCTGGGTGATCTGTTCGTCGGTGAGGACGGGTGCGGATTCCCGAGGCTCGGCAAGGCGTTGCTGTGGTTCGTCTTTCTCGGCTGCCTTGTTTTCGGGCGTTTTTGTGACTACATTATCGGCTGTCGCCGCTCCCAACCGGCCCGAGGGCTCCCTCACGGGAGGTCTGTTAGCCGGACCCGCCTCAGTCGAAATACTGGGGCTGCCCTTCGGGGCAGAAGTCTCTTCGGAGACCGGGGCACGTAGGACCGCTTGATGGTCCGGTTGCGTAGCATCATCACGGAGCTTAAAACCCGGGGTGACCGCATCGGCGATCATCTTCTCCGCTTCGGCTTCAGACAGCTTTTTGCCCGTCATGGGCATCTGTTGCATGCCTGGATAGGCGGTGACGACCCAGGTCTCCCGTTCACCGAAGCGCTCGAATCTCAGGACTGCCGTCTTGCCGTTGTAGTTGATGTTGCGGGAGACGGTCTTGCCGTCTTGGGTATAGGGCGTCCCCAGGCGGCCGTTGGCCAGGACCACCGGCAATTCCCTGATCATCGCGACGGCTTGTTCGCGGGTCATCCGCTGCTTAACCGCCGACATGCGCTCACGAATGGCATGCGCGATGTTGTTGGCGTACACGCCAATCCAGCCCGTGTCCTTCCGGTGGACGGCGTAGGGTTCGTCCTCGTTCTTCAGGGCGCGCTCGATTGCGTCCTTGCCGCGGCTGATGTTCGCCAGCCTGGTGTCCGGCGGCGGGGGTGCGTTGGTGCGGCTGAAGGCTGGCTCGGCAGACGGCCGGGCGGCGTCCTGCTGCCTGATTTCCTGGTTCTTGCGGCCAAGGTAGTCGCCCGCGGTCAGAACGTCGTACTTCTCGCGGTTGATCGCGTCGGCGGTCTTCTGCTCGAAGGTCTCCAGGACCGGTTCGAGCGTACCCTTTTTGACGACCACCCAGCTTCCTTCGTGCCGTCGGAGGGGCGGTGCCTTTTGCGGTTCGGCAACCGGCTGCTTAACTGTCTCAATGGGCGGGTTAAGTGTTCCAATGGGCGCGGCAGGTATCTCAATCGGGGGCGCAGGCAGGGGCCGCAAGGCCCACCCGCCCTCAACCTGAACCGGCTCGAACGCCTTGCCTCTCAGGTCCGGTCGGGAGGTTCTTGCCGTGCGTGCGTCGGTTTCAGAAGCCCAGGGTGTTCCGTCCTGTCGTGTGACGAGCTGATCCCCTCCCACGCTTTCGGGAAGGGCAACAGTTGGGCCAGGGGCGGGGATTGGTTGCGGGCCTTGAGGTACTGGCGCTCCAACAATCGGTTGTGGCGGCGGAGGCGTTCCGCTTCGGACGGGCGGTGGCTGTCCATCAACACGAGGTTCGACATTGCTGGCCTCTGTGGGCTGAACGGAAACCCCCGGCTGCGCGGCCGGAGCCGTGACTTCTGCCGGGGGCGCGCCTACTGGCGCTGAGGGGAGACCACCGGCGCGGGGCAAAGCCTCAAGCGCCGGTGGCGGCGCCGTCGGTCCCCCGACGTTCGGCGCACTTTCTTGTGGGCGGTCGGTGGAAGGAACAGGAGAGCGACGGCTACCCATGGCGTCGGCGACAACCTGGCGACCGCCCTCGATCAATTCGGTGGGGATGGGGGAGTTGATGTCGTCCGCGGTGGTCTGGGCGCGGATCTCGGGGGAGACAGGGAGGGGCGCGTTTTCGGTGGGGGCTGGTTGGCGGCCGGGGAGTGCAGTGTTGAGAAGGCCGCGGGCGATGGCGCCCGCACCGCCGGCAGCGATGGCTTCGCGGCCCGCGCCCTCGAGTACGGAGGCATCCGGGGCAAAGGTGGCGATGGCGGTCAGGCGCTGAAGGACGTTCTCGGCAACTTCCTGGGCAGCTTCGATGCCTCCTGCGATCGACACATCAGCCAGTTGACGGAGGACTGCGTTCTTAATCTTGGGCGGGATACGGTTGAGGATTTTGTCGAGGCCATACCGTTCGGTCAGGGCGGTGATCGCCCCTCCCCCGAGAACGGCGGTATCGGTCACGGCATCCTGTCGATCAGGGGCGTGCTCCTTTCGGAGCTGCTCCATCTGATCCACGCCCTGGCCGTAAAGCATGGCGAGGGATGATGTTGCAGAAGCACCGCCAGAGAGGAGAGCGGCGGTGATCTGGCCGCCCAGCTGGCCAACACCCTCTCCAATGTCGGTGCCAATCGTGCGGCGCTCTTCAGGCACTCCAATAGCTTCGCCCGCTTTGACGGTTTGCTCGCCGGGCCGCTTGAGGATTTCTGAAGGTTGCAGCCACCAGGGGGTGTTGGAGTTGAGGGCGTCTACGACATCGCCCATTCCTGCGGCACGTAGGCCGGCTTCAACGGGGCGCGCGAGTGAGCGGCCGACAGATTCATATGCGGTGCCGAGACCACGGGCCGCCATGCCGACACCCTTAACGGCGCCAGCGGGGATGCTACGAGCAAGGTCCAGGCCCTCTTCGGGTGTCAGACGCTTGCCGCCGCCTCCCACCATGCCCGCCCCCGGCATCTGGTCCAGGCCCTTGCGCGCGAAGGGGTCGAAGTCGAGTGGTCTTAGCGTCGGCGCTGCCTTCGCTTCAAACGGATCGAAGTCCAGCGGGCGCAGCATCGCCGTTCCCTGTTCGCTTGATTCGAACGGGTCGAAAGACAGGGGACGGAGGGGCATTTACTCGACCGCGAACCACTGGCCGTTTTGCTGGATCACCCAGGCGTTGGCTTTGTCGGACCACTGAGCCTGGGGGTATTGGGTGGGTTTGGGTGGTTTGACCACGGGTTCCGCAGCGGTGGCGGTGGTGGGGTCCGGCGGCGGACGCGCAGCGCCAGTGTCGGTGGGCTCTTCAAGTTTGCCGCCCAACGCCTCATAGCGGTCGGCGTCGGTCTTCAGCCCGGCGTTGCGGAGGCGCGTCGCCACCCGGGCCACGGCAGCAGAGCGCTCCTCTGGGTCAGCGTATTCGTCCAGTCCCTCTTGAGTCTCGGCAACCTTGATCGCGTTCATGGCCTGTGCACTGAAGCCAGAGGGGGCGGTGACGGACGGAGTCAAGCCTGAGCGCCGTCCCTTCAGGGGCTTGTCGCCCTTCATTGCAGGCTTGGAAGTGCCGTCGGGGTAAGACCATGTCAGCGAGCCGTCGGGCTCCTCGATGAGCTCCGCTTGGCTGGTGTTCGTGCGGGTAGTGTCGGCTTCGCGGTTGGCGTTTGCGATCCGCTCGGCGTTGCCCAAGCCTTCTTTATGCCGGCGCTCGGCGTTGCCTTCACGGAGGTCATCGCTACGCTCCTGAGACTTGATGCGGAGGGTGTCGGAGCCAAGCTGGGCAAACTGACGCTCACCCTCCACCCGGTCGCGGTGCTCCCTGTCAAGGCGGGATTCGGTCGATCGCCACTCCTGCTCAAGCTTCTGAAGCTTCTCCGCACGGGCGGATTTGATCTCCTCAAGACGCGCGTTTCCCGCGGCCTGAAGCACTCCGCCTCCAATGGCCGCGGCGACCCTCAACAATCCTTTAGCCATAGGCGCCTCCCACCATGGAAGCGAGAGTCCCATCCTGGTCGGCCTGCTGGATGGCCTGCCAGTCTTCGTTGATGCTGTCGGGGTTCAGCTTGCCGGTCTTCTCCCGGGTGTTCCGCACTTCATCCATGGCGCGGGTGAAGGCTCCGCCAAGTTCCTGTTCGGTGTAGGTGTGGATCTTTGCGGTGGCGGAAAGGTCGGCCAGGTCTTCAACAATTTCCCGGGAGCCGTGGAGGAGGATGTCGTCGGAGATGGGGGCGCCCTTCTCTTCGGCTGAGTCGAGAAGGCGGGTGATGATGTTGGCGGCTGCGGTGCCGAGGGACTCGATGGGGTCGCCGGACTGAAGGGTCTGGATGACAGCGGGGAGCACCTTCTCGTTCTCGTACACGAGCGACAGGGCGTTGCCGACGAAGGTTTCGTAGGCTTTTTGCTCTTCAGGTGAGGCTTCCTGCCCTGTGTTCTCATTGGCCGCGGCCATGCCCTCCATCTCCTCGGGCTCGGTTTGGCGAAGCAGTCCCTTGTTGGGCATGGATGGTCCTCGGTTGTAGAAATGAAAACCGGCCCGTACACCTTTCGGTGCAGAGGGGCCGGCCATGTTTTCGTGCCCGCCTACGGGCGTAGCGGATACGAGCGCCCGGCGATCAACCCGGGCGGCCTGCGGTGCTCATGCGCAGGTCTTAGCGAAACACCGTCGCGAGCGCACGACGGTCAGAACGTCACGCCGCAGATTTGCTGCATACGTGCTTTTGTCAGCGGGGCTTGGCGCCCCTGGGTAGCGGCTTGAGCGATCAGTTCCCGCCGACGACCCCAGTCAAACTTGGCTCCGGGCTGGTACACCCCGAAGAACGCCCAGCCGATCTGAGTCCTGAGTTCGCTCGCTGCCAGGCGGCGGTGGACGTCGGAAGCAGCTATAGCGTCGTAGCCAGCGCGCTCGGCAAGGAGGGTGCCGAGGCAGTCGGCTTGGGACTCTTTCAGCTCCGAGAAGTCACCGCCGGCGTGGCCGAGAATGTTGTGGCTCCACTCATGGGCCATAACCAAGGCAAACTCCGCATCACTTTCCAAGAACTCGGCCATGCCGGTTGGCACCCAGACATACCCGTCTCGCGCAAAAGAACCCACGCCTCCAGCGATTGATAACGATACGTTGAGCACGCACCGCGGCGCTGACCAGTCGCAAACCTCACGGTTGCCGAACATCAGGGCTTGGCGGGTCCGCTCCACACCCGGGTACAGTCTCTCCCACTCCGCCCTTTCCTCCGCGGTCTGCGGGGCCCGCATGGACTCGGGGTCGGCCAGTTGGGTGCAGGCCGAAAGCAGCGCACATATAATGACTCGGAGGTACTTCATCCCACGTAGAATGGGGCGCCCCGAGTTCGCGTCAAGGCTGTCTTCGAAACCGTCGCTATATCAATGCGTTGCTGCGGTCGGCTGTATTGCAAAAATGCCACATTGCTCCCATATACCCTTTGCGCGATAACCACTTAGCAACGCCGTCGGGGTTACGGTGTTGGCAACGGGTACCGGGAATAGTGTCATGACGAACGAAGGTAAGGGGCAAATCAAAGTCATCTACAAATATGTAGATGGCGCGCATTTCTTTTGGTCGCAGGACGATCTCGCGAAGGGCCTTTGCGTGGCCAGTCAAGATCCGGAGACCGCGTACAACGAAGTCACCGCCCAGCTCAACGTCTTGATCACTCATCATCTCAAGCTGCCGAAGAAGGCGTCGGTGAAGCCGGCTCTGCCGTATGAGGCCTTCTTTGCGTGGCTTCAGAAGAACATCGAAGAGGCCAGCCCTTCCTTCTCGCCCATCCCGTCTGCGTCGCTTTCTTGGGCGTCGCTGGCTCAAGCCGCGTAATCACACGTGTCGGACGGCTATATCGTCGCGGCGGAAGCCGCCGTCGTGACGAAGCTCGTCCAGGATGGGTGGCGCGAAGTTAAAGAGAATCACACGCCGCAGTCTTATTTCTTCGTCCGCGACGGGACGCCACTGTTCCTGCCTCGCGCTCCCAACGGTTTGGGCTACACCCAGGAACAACTAAGTCAGATCGAGCACGTCTTTCACTGCTACGGCATCGATCTGCTGCCGCTAGATCACACCGTTCATTAGGCCGCCACCCACTGCAGGCGACCGTCCGGGCCCACTTCGACTCGGCCGGTGTTGCCGGGGTCGAACCGCGGGAGCGCCTTAGCCTGTGGCGCCCGGAGCAGCCCGTTGTTCCCGCCCGCGGCAGCCGCGGCGGGCGTGCCTGGGGGCAGTAGACCACCGCCGAAGCGCTCATGCGGTAACGGACGGACGGTGTTGTCCATCTGGCTCTCGCTCAGCAGGCCTTTGCCGAGGGTGCCATAGTTTTTCTCCACAGCGGCGCGCTCCTCGCGGTCGCGCTGGAGTCCGTCGTCGGAGGACTGGGCCAGCGAGAGCAGGCCTTGGCCGACACCTGATGCAACTCCGCCGGCGGCCGAAGACTCAAGGAATTTGTCCCAGCCAGTCTTGGCCACTTGATCACCAGCACCAGAACCTCCACCCGCGCCCGCCGCCGACAAAGACGTTGTTTCCCCTGGAGCCTGCGCCACCTGCGCCGGCGCCAAGTTCTCAGCGCGGATCAATCCCTTTCCGCTGCCGTAGGTCTGCGCAGCGTCGGCCGCGGCTTTCTTCTCCCACACACCCTTGAGCGGGTCAGTGTTCATCCCCATGGCGCCCATGGTGGCGCCCGTGATGGCGCCGATCGCAGCACCGCTTTTCAGACCGCGCTTTCCGCCAAGAACTCCGCCGACCGCAGCGCCGTAGCCTGCTTGCGTCAAGGCGCCACCAATTATTGGCGCGAGCGTTGGCCCCGCAAATGAGGCGAGTGAGGCAGCCGCAGCACCCCACCCACCAGCCATCGCACCAACGCCCAAAGCGGCACCGCCCGTGAAAACAACGGCGGCAGCAGCAAGTGCATAGGGGGCGACCTTGGCGACGGTCTTCCCGACCTTCTTGAAAATCTTGCCTACTGACTTGAAAAGACCCATTGCCGTTCCTCTTTACCCTACGTTCTGGTCCGCAGGCGGATCGACTGCGGGCGTGGTTGGTGTCGTGTTCGGCGGTACGGGCGAATCCCAAGTGAGATCGACGTTGTAGATTTGCTCGATGAGCCGCATGGATGAGTCACGAACACGAGCTGCTGCCATGAGAGCGGTGGTCCGGTTCGCGTCATTCAAATCTTTGTTCTGAATGATAGAATCGACGGCTCGGTTGTAGGCTTCATCCACGCTGCGAACGGCGGTGGCCGTGGCGTCGCGGGCTGTGGCGCCCTGGCTTTGGTTGAACTGACGGACGTCCTCGTTCAGCGTGTCGAGGGCGCGCTTCTCGAGGCTGCTCAACTCCTGGCCCAGCCGCTCCTTTTGCGCCGCGTCGGTCATGATCTGCAAGGTGCGCTGGTCCACACCCTGCTGACGAAGGCGAGCCATGGCTGAGTCGATCTCCGCAGCGGAGATGCGCTCGTTCGATTGGATCTGTTGCGTCTGCCGGGTCAGCGCGCCCTCTTCTCCCAACTCGGCGATGCGCTCGGATGAGTCAACGCGCTGGTCCTGAAGGACGCCTTCTTGCTGGTAGTTCTGGCCGGACAAGTTGCGCTGGTGGATTTGGGATGCTTCCTGGCTCGCAATCGGCACAGCCACGCGATAAGCGGAATCCTGCGCCGCACCCACGGCCATGCTGCTGTTCAGCAGTCCGCGCTTGTTGGCCTGCTGGAGTCCGGCCGTCTCCGCCTGCTGCATGAGGGGGGAGCCGGAATCGAGGAGTCCCTTCAGACGCGGGGTGACGTCGGCGCTCTGCTCGGTCCAAATCTTCGGTGGTGGAGTGAGGGTGCGTGGCGCGGCGAGCCGCGGTGGGGCGATGAGTCCGGGCGTGGTGCTCTGCGGGGTGGATGGGGTCCCACCACCACCCTGCCCGCTGATGTTCAGGTTGGCTTGGCGGGTGCTCAGGGTGTTGAGGAGGCGGTCGGCTGAGTCCTTGAAGGGATTGTCGGTGCCGGTGCGGGCCTGGGTTTTGTTGATCTCAGCGGCGATGTCGTTTGGATTACTCAGTGTCGAATAATGTCCGGCCAGCTCCTGCTCGAAGTCGGCGAAGCCAGGGGCGTTCGGCAAGTCTGCATCGGTCTTGCCTGCCGCGAGTTGCCCCGTGCGCCAGGTGGCGTACCGTCGGTTGATGTCGTCAAGGTCGGCCATTACTTCCTCGGCTGCTCTTGGGCTGCGACGGTCATGCCGTTGTAGATCGTGGTCCCAATCCCCCCGGCTATTGCCAGGGCAATGGCCATGATGATGGCGGTCTTGAACTGGCGGGTGGTCCGCGTCCACTCATGGTCCTTGCGGATCTCAGCGCGCGATTCCGGGGTGGTGTCGTCGTAACCGATCAACTCGAAGCGCTTGGAGAGCCTTTCATCGAAGGCATCGCCGATGCGCTCCAGGTCGTGGTCGGTGAGATGGGATTTGCGGCGCTCTTGCCGGTCGTCGCTCATGCGAGTCTCGTCAGCTTTCCGTCGGGCCCGTAGCCGACCTTCCCATTGAGGAACGACATGAGATCGGCGCCCACCTGCTGCGCGGTGGTGTAGGTGCCTTGGGTCGGAGGGGGAGTTGAGGTTGTGGCTTGCAGGTCCGGGTCGTTGGCCACCAGCCAGTCGTGTTCATCGAAATGGTTGGTTACCATGGCGGCAATCCCGTGTTCGTTGGCGTACTCGATCAGGTCGCCCGCTTTCTGCGGCAGCGGTCCCATGGACCCGTCTGGATCGAAGGATTGTCCCTTGGTGTAGAGCGGGCCGTAGTAGGCGAAGGTCCAGTGCTTTGCCGTGGGGCGCGTGCCGTTCGGGGCCGTTAGGCCGGCCTTGGCCGCCATGTCTACCCAATTCTCGCCGATGTACTTCTTGCTGCGCAGGCCGATGTTGTAATCGTCCCACTCGACGCCGAAGAAAATCTCGACGCCGTTGCGGAAGGTGAAAATGCCGGAGCGTTGGAGGGCCATGTCAGACTTCCGGCCAGTTGTTGGAGATTGCTGTGATTTCCGCGGCTTCGACCTTACGGGCCACGTTTGCGCCGCTAGTGTCGGCGCTCGGCAAGTCCTTGGCACGAGCGAGTTGGAACAGCCCAACGATCTCAGCCTTTTCGAAATCCATTGCCGAGCTGAAATAGTCCCAGGCGTAGTTCACGCGCTCGTCCGTTGATCCCTTGATGCCCTTGATGATCGCGCCTAGACGAATTTCTCCTGTGGAACCACCGCCAAGCTGAGAGACGAGGTGTCTCCTCACAGCCTTGCGGCTGGTGTAGACGACGGGCTGTGGCGTTGGAGACGCGCCTGGGTTCGTATAGTTGCTCGGGTTGCCATAGCCGCCCCCGTTGTACTTGGCGCATGGTTGGATGCTGTCGGGGATCAGCACGAATTGGTTGGCGGTAGCGCCGTACATCTTGGACAGCCAGTCAGCATCGTTCGCTGCCCATGGCGGCAATGGGGTTTGTACCGTCACCACATCGATCATGCGGACGTCGCTGCCGTCCTGCGCCGTGGAGTGGTCCACCGGGCGTGCGTACTTAGCCATTAGGGCAACCTCACGTAGAGGATCACAAAGCCGTAGCCGTTGCCGCCGGGTGACGAAGTGGCCGTCGCGCTGTCGGACAGGTTGACGGCTGCACCGCTACCGCCACCGGCGCGTCCTCTTCCTGACGTTCCCGTGGAGGCTCCGCCGACTACACATGCCCCGCCTCCGCCAGCGAACAACCCGCCATGCCCTGCGCTCCCGCCTGACGTATTGCTGGTGCCGCCACCGCCGGCTTTAAAGCCTCCGTCACCACCGTTCCCGGCGGTATTCCCTCCGCCACCGCCGCCATCGTCTCCCGCGGCTCCGGCGCCGCCTCCTTTTCCGTAGGCAGTGGCGTATACCAACGGCGCACCGACACCCATGGTGACAATGCCACCATCCATGCCATCGCCTGCCGTAGTCGTTACGGCGGCCCCAAGACCGCCGCCACCCGCTGTCTGCGCGCTAGTTCCACCCAGACCAGCACCGCCAGTGGAAGTCGTGGCGGCAGCCGATGCAAACAGTGGGCTGGCCCCGCCAGACGACGCCTGCGCTGTTCCTGAACACGCACCGGAAGCCTTCCCATCTCCCCATGGCCCGCCGGGAGAGCCGCCGCCAGATGCGCCGCCGTTAGCTGTGGTGGTGGCCGCACCGGACGCGCCGCCCTGCGCACTATCAACGTCGCCACCGTCATTCACAGACCCAGTGGCGCCAGGCGTAGCCCCAGACGCTGGCCCGTTGGCAGTAAACAAGCCACCTCCGCCACCAGGTGCGGTGAAGGTGATCGTTCCGTCAGAACAGGTGGACGAGCTTCCGGCATTACCATTGGTACCGCCGGATGTTTCTGTGACTGACGCGCCACCGGCACCAATGACCAGCGTCAGACTCGTGACGCCCGGAGTCAGCTTGCGGAAGCCATGCGCCCACGATCCCCCCGCGCCACCGGTTGCGTTCTGTTCGTTGGCAAGGTCATCGCCCTCGAGAGCTGCGCCGGACCCACCACCGCCCATGACGCCGCATTCCCATGCCTCACACCGATCCGGGATCGGAATGGTGTATGTGCCAGGACCGAAGCGCTCTATCGCTGGCAATGGAACCACACGCCCGCGAACGAGCAGCGCCTTGAAGGCTTCGCCAAAGACGTCAGGACTCTGGCTCATGACGTTTGCCTCTGCACGTAGGAGCCGCCGGTGATGACGATCTTGTCGGCCGCGCCGGTGTAAGACTGGCCATCCACCCACGTCATGGTGACCGACGCCGCCTTGATGATCAGCGAATTGCGGATCGGCCGCTGGTGGACGATCATCCGCGTCTCTCCGGGCAAGAGCACGAAGGCCAATACATCGTCAGGGTCCGTCGTGCCGCCCCAGGCGAGCTTCAGCGGGCGCGCGACGGTATCGGAGTTGTAGGCTTCGATGCTCACCAGGTCCGGCAGCGACGCCGAGCCCTGTGCGGTGTGGATTGTCTCGGCCGAGCCCAAGGCTGTAGGCGTAACCAGGATGCCCCGAAAGTCGGTGGAGCCCGACAACGGGACGATGGTGAACTGAGTCATAGCGCGAATACTCCTGCGGCAAGGCAGAGGTTGCCTTCATCGGCGATGAGGCTGGGCAGCACCTTGCGGTGTCCGCCGGCGGAAGCGTCGTAGATGGGGACAAAGTCCGCAGCGGTATCGACTTCGCTGGCCTGGGTGAGGCCGTTGATGTCGATCCCGGTCACCGAACCGACCGTGGTCACCGGTGAGGTGATGCGGAAATACCCATTGGTGTTGTCGTAGCGCAGCGTGACGAGAGCGCCCTGCACCAGTTCCCCGCCAGAAAGCGCAGTGCCCGCGTAATTGCGGATGGACTTCACGCCCAGGGAATTGACGTTGATGGTGGCCGTGCTGGTGTTGGTGTTGCCGACGCGGAAGACGACTTCAAGCCCGTCGCTATAACTGGCGGGCGCGTAGGTCAGGCTCACCAAGTAGGCATTCGCTGCTCCGGTGTCGGTGGCAACGAAGGTCACCTTGCTTTGCTTGATCTCGGTCGGGGTCGGCAGTTGATCAAAACCGACTTCAACCGCTGAAAAAATTGCGTTGACCGACTCAGCACGCCCAAGTGAGTGCCTGGTCAGGGCGGTATAGTCGCCGGTGTCGAAGTACAAGTTGGTCACCGCGCCAATCCCCTATGACTGTAGTGTAAAGTTAGGCCATGCAATTGATGTGGTTCCTCGTAGATGGACGAGCTCACAACCGCGATGGAGATGTTGCGGCCGAGGCCGTCAACGGAGCATTCGGCCACCCCTTCAACAGGGGCGGACCAGTAGAAGTCGTTGAGTGTCAGCTCGTTCCAAAAGTCGCCGCCCCCTTGGACAGAGAAGGTCTGTTCAATCGCAGGAGGTGTGCCGGGATCGCCGTAGGAGAACTCCGCGAGCATCCCCAGGCTCACCGCAGCGGAGAAGTTTCCTTCCAGCGTTGCTTTGTGCCAGCGCTTGTTCTGCGTCGGCGAACCGACGTGGTTAAACGGCAGGCGAATGAAGGCTTCAACCGTGCCGCCGTCGAAACTCGTCCCCGCATCCAGGCGATAAACCATCCCATTGTCGGACCCGAACAGCATGATCTCGTTGCCGTTTGAGTCTTCAGAGGAACAGGCGCATTCGACTGAATGGCTGAACTTGAAGAATGTGCACTCGGGGTTTTTGCGCCCGAGGTAGACGGTCACCCCGGTGTCGTCGGACCAGAAGAAACGATATTGATCCTTGGCTCGAACACGGACAGAAGCGGTGGGTGTAATCCCAGCAACCTTCTTCGTCCGGAACAATGGCTCGATGAGCTGACTCACCGCTCCCATGTTGAAGTCGCCGAACGCAGGCGTGGCCCGCATGTCGCGGATGCCGCGGTCGTCAACGTAGATCGGGTTACGAATTCTCTGCGCGGTCCATTCGATCGCGCCTGCGTCATCAGCAATCGGAACCAGAACCCAGTCCGAACTATCGTTGCCGTACAACACAGCGATCTTGTTCCGACCCAGGATCACCAATTGCTTGGCAAAATCCTGGATGAAACCGGTGATTTCCTCACCGATGCCCAACTCGGCAGCGCCGGTGACGGGGGTCCAGGCGTAAGGATCTCCGGTCCCCGAGTGCTGGGCAGAGCCACCGGGGAAAGCCAGAAACAGATGCTGCTTGTGAACCGCGATATGCTTCGGTGTGTCGGTGGTCATCGACGTAGCGATGGGAACGAAGGTCGTTCCATCGAAGTCGAATGCCGTACCCACTCCGTTCACGCCGTACATCCGGGCGAGATTGGAGGCGCCGAAGAAATTGTGGTTCACGAACTCGTAGCGACCGCCGGCCGGGAGCGTGATGGCGGCCTGAGTCCCAGAGGCAACAGCTTTGGTCACGCCTCCGACTTGGAGGTTCTCACCGTTGGTGAATGTTCCGGTGACGCTGGCAAAGGTGAAGATGCCGGCCGCCGTGGACGCGGCGACGGTACCTGTCCGAATGGCTTGGCGAGTAACAACGCCAGTCGCGCCCGAGCTCGCACCTACAAGGGTTTGGCCGTCGGCAACGGTCGATGACGTTCCGCCCGTGAAGGCAAGCTTCACACCCAGCGAAACAGCCGACCACCCCGATGTGGTGGCCTTGTACATCAACCCAGCTGTTCCGCCCGCGTTGTTGCGGAAGCAGTAGGCGGTGCCGTTGAACACCCACACACCCCGGATCGGACCGGATCCAGTAGGCGCGGCAATCAGGGCTCTGCGGGTCTCGATCGCATCGCGGTAATACGTGGTGTCGAGGGCGTCTGTGGCGGCGCCCCGTTCAATCGCAACGCCGTTGGCCACCGACTTGGTGACCGCCGATACCTGAAGGTTCTCGTTGTCCTGGAAGGTCCCAGTGACGAGATCGAGGATCAGGTATCCAGCGGCGTTTCCACCGCCGTAGGAGCCGGAGGAGACAACAGCATCAATCAGCGCTTTGCCGGTGGCTCCCGATGTCGCGCCCGTGACGGTCTGCCCCTCGGTAATCGCAGCAGTGCCGGCGTCGAAGTTCAGCAGGTAATAAGTCGCGTTCTGTGGTTCAGGACGTCCGTCGTATCGCTCGTAGCCGTCAACGCGCTTGTAGCCTCTTGGACCGGGTTCGTAGTTGTATCCGGCAATCATCCGTCCAGACGGCGTCTGGATGGCGGGAGTCACAAGATCGAGCCCGCCTTGAAGGGAGAAGAAGGCGGTCTGTTGCATCGGACTTACGCAAGCGGGCCCGCGGCGATGTGCGGCTGGCTCTCAGGTGGTAGTTGGTCGCGCTCAAGCTGGTGCATGAGCTGCATGTAGCGGGAACGGAACCCGGCAACTTGATTCACCGCCTCGTCGTGCTCGACCAGGTACCCGAGGGCGTACCAGACAATCGCGTCGTGGAAGCGCTCCGGCATCTCCGGTTCGTCCGCATTAGCCGAAAGAGTCTGCGGTCCCTTGCGGTACCGTCCGCTCACCACGTAGGTGCTCAAATCAGGCTTGGGGCCGAACACCAGAGAGTTGTTGTTCGCAATCGCCCAGTGTCCGGGTTTGTTCGCGGTCTGCGTCCCCCTGCCATACCGTGTCAGCCACTGGCTGTAGGTGAGCTGGCGGAGGATTCCTTCATCCGACACGCCGATGGAGGAATCGTACATGGTGGTGGGGTAGAACCTCTTGATCGGGTTGTCCTGCACCCAGGCCCCGAAACGGGAGGAGATGCCCAGAGCCGAAGCCGTGTAGGTCGTAGTGTTAGCCGTCAGCGTGGCGGACCAGCTGGCGTCCATCCACATCCAGTTGGGCTTGGAGTTCTGGATGTGGGTCCAGGCGTCCGCCGTCCAGTTGACGATTTTCAGAAGGCGATCGGTCTGACTGGTGACCGAGGAAGGTTGAGTCCCAGAAACAGTTCCGCTCTCGCGGGCCACCTTCTGTGCGAGCTGCAAGAAAGTGGCCATGGGTGCTTAGGCCGCCCGCTTGACGCGCCGTTTGGCGAGTATCTCGTCCACGTTCCCGCTGAAGGCCGGGGGCGTCTTGAGGTCGGCCGGGGGATCGGTTCTGTCCCACAGTTCGTGCGGGAACCGCGGCACCTGACGAGGGGCGCCCACTCCACCACCGGGCAACGGATCGTAGCGGTCTTCCACCGCATCCTTGAGGCTGTTGTAATAACCCCAGGGAATGAGCGACCAGGCGCCACGCTCCACCAGCATCAGCTTGGTGTTGAATCCCAGCACCACGGGTTTATCGCCGCCTTCGCTTTCCGAGGTCGCGATGCGGACGATCACATAGTCCGGAGCGTCGTTTTCCTTCGGTAGGTCGCCGGCGCCGATGGAGATGGACATCTCATCGTTGAGATTCAGCTTGGTCAGAAGCTGATCCCGTTTTGCCCCAGGGTGGACGTTGATCCCCTTCTCTTCCGCGTACTGGCGAAGGTCGTTGTTGCTGGCTTCCTTGACGGGGATTTCTTTGCGCATGGAGTCCTCTGGCTTGCGGCTCTCACGTCCGGGTATCAGGTGGAGGAGAGAGCGGCGGGTTATCGTGTCGGAGACACGCGAAGGAATTACTGGTCGATCTGAAGGCTGATGGTGAAGACTTCGGCGGAGCCGGGGTCGTAGTTGCCGACCACGGTGAGTATCCCGAACAGCACGTTGGCGTGGCCAGTGCCGCCTAGATGAAATGGGATTCCCGTGGACGGAACATAGTCCTGGCCGACGTAGGTGATCCCAGCAGCCAAGGTATGATCGATGGTCTCGAAGTCGATGGAGCCCACGTAACTGCCGGCGTCGGCGATATCGATGAACGAGGTGGTCGGCGCGGCGTTGTCCACCGGGTTGTTGGTGGGCTGCTTGGTGAACAGCAGGAGGCGGAAGTCGTCCGCGGTCGTGCCGGTCGATGACTTCCACAGCCGGGCTGACTTCACCAGCCCGTGGGGATGCGGCACGACGAACGACAGACGCGAGCCGGCTGCCGCGCCTACCGCATCACCTGTGGCATAGGTCGTGGTGTTCGCGGGCCGGGTGATCGACACGGCCGGCATCCACAGATTATTGGTGAAGGTTCTCATGGCCATCCTATGGGTAAGGAAATGGGGGCCGAAGCCCCCACCCCGTTACGGATGCGCGACGTAAGCGATGCGCTTGGAGCTTTCCGAGATCGTGGTGCCGATCTGGAAGCCTTCAGACCCAGCGGTGGTGATGGGCGTGATGCCTTCAGAGGCCAGCTGCTGGATGGAACCCGCCTTGTTGTGCTCGATGGCGGTTCCATTGGCCATGGTGTCGGTCCACTCGTACTGGACGTCGAAGTCGGTGAGGTTCAGCGTCATCACATAAGAGGGCGTGAAGCCAAGGTTGACCGTGACTGTGCTGCCGGTGCCTGAGACTTCAGCGGTTACCGGAACGCCCGTGGTCGGAAACCACGAGGTGTTGGTCAATCCGGTGGCCACGAACTCGCGGGAATTGGTGGTGTCCCACACCCGCTCGCCACGGTTTTGAGGAGTCAGGACTCCGTTCGGGTTACCGGCATTCGTGCGATTGCCATTGCCCCGAAGGACCTGACGGACAGCCTGCGCCAACTGGCCCAGCATGGTCTCGCCGGAAACGATCTGCGCCCGGAGAGCGGCGTTGGTGATATTGGTTGTGCTCATGGTTTGCTCCTAAAAGGACAAAGGGCGGGATCGCTCCCGCCCTTCGATCCTTAGTTCCCGGGCCCGTTGCGGACCGCGAGGTACGCGATGCGCTTGGAGGACTCGGAGATGGTCGTGCCGATCTTGAACCCGCAGACGTTGTCCGTGGCGTTGTTCACCAGGGTGAAGCCCTCGGACGCGAGTTCGGCGATGGAACCGGCCTTGTTGATGTCGATGGCAGTGCCGGCCGACATGCCAGAGTGGAACTTGTACATCTGGTCTTTGTCGGTGAGGTTGATGGTCTCGATGTAGTCGGGCTGCCAGCCGAGGTTGACGAGCACCGTATTGCCGGTGCCGGAAACCTCGCCTACTTTGACGTTGGGAAACATGGTTTGTGATCTCCTGGAAAAGGAAGCGGGGCGGCTCTGAGAGCGCGCCCCGCGGTTGATTCAACTCAGCCGTTAGATAGCCGTCGCGGCCACCTCGTAACGATACAGCCAGTTGTCATTGAGGATCTTCGACGTGAACCACGTCAACCAACCCACATAGCCGCGCTGGCCGAGAGGATCGCTCTTGTCCTTCTTCCCCGGAGGGATGATGGACGGAGAGACCGACTCCATGCCGCGAAGCGGGACCACGCCGTAGGCTTCCTTGCCGAAGATCAGGATGGGATACACATCGGCCGAGGTGCCCGTGGTGGAGACCATCGTGCCGACCGCGCCGGCCTTGGCGCCGCCCGCATCGGTGAAGGGAGTCAGGTCGGGCGTAGTGACAAAACGGACGTTCTCCACCGTGCCGAACTCCTGGTCGTGCACGGTCTTGCGCGAGCCGTACTGGGCGACAGGAAGGAAGCCGGCCAGGTTGCGGAGGTCGGGCTCCAGGTCGGTGTGGCACACGGCGATATAAGCCGCTTCCACCGAACGGGTGGCGTAGTTGACCGATCCGTCCAGGACCTTGGTGATCATCATCGCCTTCTGGGCCTTGAGCGACTTCACCACCGAGCGGAGACCGTTCAGGGTCACCGGAGTGTTAATGTCGGTACGAGCGGAGCCGTTGGCGCGCACCACGTTGGTGCCCGCACGGACAACGCCATAGGTCAGGGCCTCGATGGTGCGGCCGATGTTCTCGCCCGCCTGGACCGCCGCATCGTTGAGAACAGGATCCTCGTGGGTGTCCTCGATGGCGTCGGTGATCTCCACCAACTGGCCGTATTCCTTGAGGGTGGCTTCCACGTCGGTGTAGCTGAACTGCGTGGTCGAAGGAGTCACGCCTTCCACCAAGGGAACGGACGCGGCCGAGAACACGTTCGGACGGCGCCACTTGATGGTCTGGGTCTTGTTCTTCGGCATCTTCTGCATGAGGCCGAACTTGTCGAGAACGACGACCGGGCCGGCATGCTTGAGCATCTGCCGGACGGCGTAGACGTTTGTACGGGGGGAAATCCCCGAGTCGGAGTATTTGGTCGTGGTCATGGGTTACCTGTTGAGGTCAAAGCCCCATGCGCTCGAAGGCATTCCAGGCGCCTTCAGGGTCGTCCGGGATTCCACTTGGCGTGGGGCCGAGAGACTTGCTGCGAGGACTGGAAGCTGATTCGAGTTGCCGTTTCCTGTGAGGATCGGCAGGGGCTGGGTTGTTGGATTGGCCTTTGTCGGCCGGTTCAGTCTTCGTCGCCGTCACGGCGCCGGTGGAGACCTTCCCGGTCTCCAGCTTGAAGAGGTCGATGATCTTCTTGACTTCATGGCCGTCCACGATCCCGCGGGCGTTGCGCTCAACACCGGCCTTGATGAAGGCGGGTGATTGCGCATACCAGGCGTAGAACTCGTCGGACTCGGCGATGGCGTCGTAGTCTTTGTGCGCCTCCAGGACGATCTTCTCCTGGGTGGCGAATTGCTTCTCCGAACGTTCCTTGGAGATGCCGGAGAACTCGCTCGTCAAAGAGTCGATCTTCTTGAGCGCATCGTTCAGCCGGCCCTCGAGGTGTTCGATAGGCTCGGCGATCTCCGGGTAGTCGGTCTTCAGCTTGGCAAGCTTGTCGGAGATTTCTCCGGCTTTCTTTTCGGAGGACGCCTGGGTGGCGCCGTCCTTCTTGCCCTTCTGAAGTTCGGAAATCTGGTCGGTGAGTGCTTTGACCTGCCGCTGATAGGTCGCGACTCTGCCGTCGTCCGACTTCTTCCGGTGCTCAAGGTCCCTCGCCTTCTTCTCGGCGGCCTCGTAGGCGGCCTTCAGTTCAGGCGGGGCGTTGGCCCAGATGTCGGGCTTGGCTTCGGTCTTCTCGGCCGGCTTCTCTTCGGCCTTGTCCTTGGACGGTTCCTCACCGTCTTTCTTGTCGGCGGTCTGATCATCACCGCCTTCAAGCTCCTCCTCCGGCTCTTTGCCTTTGGGGTTGTCGGCCTGTTCGAACTCCGCCCAGGCTTGGCTCGCTTCGTCCTGCGTCGCGGGCGATTCCTGCGAATCACCGGCGACCGCGGTCTCTGCGGTCTTCTCGGTCATGATGTCCTCTGGTTTTGGCGGCCCGGTACGGGCGGCCCGCTAGTAGCCGGTCTTCCGATCCGGCCTACTCATGCCGGTCAGGTCAGGCTGTGGCTTGGTCAGCGCCAGCAATTCGTTGAGCACGGAGGCACGCCCCCGTTGGTATTCGGTCTCTTCCATGCCGGTGCCGTGGGCACACAGGCGCATGGTGGCGTTAAGCCTGTTGGCTTCCGCCCACTTGACGATCTCTTTCCAGGTCTCGGATGCGGGCTCGATCACTGCGAGACAAACCCGCCGGAACCTTGGGGCTCGTCACCCCTGGCGAGGGCTTCTTCCTTGTTCTGCTTCTCGACAGCCACTTCCGCGGCGAATTTGCGCTCGGAACTGGCGCGCTCCTCGCGGGAGTCCTGCAGCTGCGCCCTGATCTTGTCCAAGGTCACATTGGTTTGGGCAGACAGCCGGACCATCTCGGTGTCGCGCTGCATCGCAGCCATGCGCTCCTTGTGCTGACGGTCGCGTTCACGATCCTCCAGTTCCATGCGCTTCATGGTTACGGCGGGGTCTTCAGGTTGTTCCTGATTTGCCCTCGCCTCTTCCTCTGCCTTCAACTCGTCGTCGGTCTTGATGATCTCGTTCGCGGCGATCATGAGGGACTGCACGGTTTTGCGGGCAGCGGGCGCGGCTTTCAGCAACAGTCCCAGCACCGGATGCCCGGACCAGTTGGTGGTGAGGGCCATCAGATTCTGGCTCTGGATTTCACGGACCAGCAGAACCGAGGAACCGCGGGCATCGACTTCGAAGTCGCCCTTGATGTCTTCCTTAGTCGAGAACTGCATGTTCCAATCGTACAAGCGACGAAGGTTCGGCACCGTCATGCAGTCATCGAAGTTCTTCACGATGCGGCGGAACACCACATTGACGGCGTTCATCAGGATAGACATGCCGCCCGCGGTCTGAGTGGTGTGACTACCCTGTTCCCCTTGAGCCAGGACGGACATGGACGACTCGTCGTCAATGAACTGCTTGGCAAGGGTGATGATATTGGCGAGTTCCTGTTGGTGGGACTCGATCTCGTAGGTCTCCATGCCCTTCTTGCCGGGGAGAGCGGTAGCTAGCCTCTTCCAAAGTTTGCGGGGGGCAAGCCCCCATTCACCATCCACCGGTTCAATGACTGTCGGGTCAATCTCAACCTGGGGCCCAGACGACAGCCCCGAGTTGTCCATCATCATGCGCCAGGCGGCGTTCAGTGCCTTTTGACTATCCCGCATCAGGCAAGGCACGCCCTTGCCGAACATGGACGAGTCGTCTTTCTCGAACGGAAACACCGAGTAGATCGGATCCCCGGAGTCCATGTGGTAGATGCCGAACTTGAGAAGCTTCCCTTGGGAGAACCAAATGGTGACCGGCAATTCCTTCAGCGGGTCGGTCTCGCCTTCGATCTTCTCCTGCCCGGTGAATTCGACCAGGGCCTCCAGGTCTTCAGCGGTGATGGGCCCGGTGTATTTCCAAACGGTATAACGCTCGAGGTTTGAATCTTGGTCGTTGCCGCTGATCTCCCGCAATTCGGAGATGTAGGTGGGGACCTTTGAACGGGGAGATTCCCTGAGCAATTCGCGGATGGCGTCTTTGTCGAAGCCCGGCTCACGGGCAAGCTTTCTGAGGCCTTTCTTGGTCTCAAGGTGCCGGATGAAGAACCCTTCCGACTCCTCCGGGCTCATCGCATCCATGTCGGGGAAGAAGTCCCATGGATTAATGCGGCGAAAAGCCGGCCGTGCGTCTTCGGTGCCCTTCAGTTCGTAGACCTCAGCGCCGTTGTTGAGTTGGCTCTTGGTCCAATTCCGGCGGACCCTGTCATTAACCACCGGGCCTTCGGCGATGCCGGTGCCCAGCTTGCAGGCGTCCTCGAGAACCAGACGCATTTCCTCGGCGTACCGGCACTCCCGGAGCTGGTCCTCCATCTCCTCGCGCATCGCATCGCAGCGGCGCTTGGCTTCGTCAATCAGGGACTGAGCGTTGACCCCTGCATCAAGTTGCGCGTTGGATTCTTCGACAATCCACCGTGCTGTGGCCATATCTCCACGAGCGATAGCCCTGTCCGCCAGTTCCTTGCCTTGCTCGGCAACAGAAGTGGCTTGGGTCGCGAGGTTGGACAGCTCAGGAACGGGGGTGGGTTGGACGTCCCAGTTCTTGTCGTCGGTCGGGAACAGCATGTCGAACAGACGGGCGGAGCAGGCGTTGGTCTTCGGCCGCGTCTGGTTGATGAACAGTTGCGACTTGTTCTGAGAGCTCAGGTCGGAAAGCGTGCTCTCGTCATACTCCCCGTGATACTGGCGGGTGTCTTCGATCCACCGGTCTTCGATGGAGGAACGGCGGGAGACTCTACGCTCAGCCTCTTTTTCCAGCCCGCCAATGATCGTCTCGATGGCTACCTTGATGTCGCCGGCCTTCTGTTGTCCGGCGGTCGCCATCTTCACTTGCCTTTCCGTTTTCCCTTGCGCGAGTCCCTTCTGTGGGGATCAAAGCCGATTGTCGGTTGTTCCCGGAAAAGCTTCTGTCCGTCCTTGTTGTAGAGGCCGGACCAGCGCTCCCGCTCAGGCTCGATGTATTCGCGCGCCGTCTCGCCGTCGTCGTTCCGGCTCATCAGTGGCCTTCTTGCTCAAGCAAAGCGTTTGCGTGGACCCTTGGCACCACGATGGTCACCAGGTCGCCGGGATTCAGTCCCGTCTTTTCGTACAGGGTGAGGTCGTCAATCTCCCCACGCATGTACAGCTCGGGCCAGTCGGGACAGTCCCCGCGCATGAAGCGTTCAACCCTGGATTTGCGGCGGTCGTTCGATGAGGCTGTGGTCAATATCCGGCCCTCCTGTCGCCTCGTCCTGCGGAGCCGATGGCCCCGGACATCTTGAACCCGTGCGGTTCCTGGTAGGCCTGGATCCCATGGCCAAGGGCATCGCTAGGATGTGACGCCCAGTTGTGTAAGGGACCTTTATCCAGCTGCAGCCGTTCGTCGTAATTCGACTGGTACTGCCGCAAGGCCTCAAGCCCATCGGCGCACTTCGTTTCATCGAAGCGGCATCGGGGCAGATAGCGTTGGACCAGTTTCACTCGCTCGGCAGGGTCCATCTTCGGGACCACCGTCGTGCGGAACCCGGCATCCACCAGGGTCTGCTGGTCACCCTTGCCCGTGACCCGCTGTGCAGGAGCGGCGTCATGGGGAAGGACGATTTCGCTGTAACTGTAAGGCTTCTCTCGCAGCTTCTTGATGTACCAGGGCCAGCCTTCGTTCTTGGCCTGCTCGTCGCCTTGCAGGTAATCGATCGCCCTGATCTCCAGCCCAATCCACTGCAGGAACCAGGCGGACATGTTCGGACCATTACCCAGGTCGAAGCACACCCTGACTTCGTGGACCGGATCGTAGGGGACAAATCCAATCCGGCCTTCGGTCTTCGCTATGGCAAGCAGTCGGGCGTAATACGCCCCTTTGGGAGCGGTCTGATATTTGCCGTCCCACACGTGGCCGGCTTTGTCGGCATCCGCGGCCCGGTCCTCTTCCATCTCCTTGCGGAGGACTTCGGGGAACCAGGGGTTATCTTTCCAGTTGGCCTCAACGACGATGGCGTCCTTGGGGCAATTCGGGCCACGCAGAAACAGGTCTACGGGGTCCTTGCTGCTGGTGGGGTTCCAGCTGAACCACAGTTCCGATCTCTCCTTGCGGATGGTCGGGCGGAGCAGATCGAGCGAGGTTTGGCTGAAGTCCTGAGCTTCCTCCACCCATGCCCCATCGTAACCTTCGAGGGATTTGATGGTGGAAGCGTTGTAGTGCTGCATTCCCTTGAAGATGATCAGGGAATTGTTCGGCCCTCGTATCTCGGTCTCGAGGATCTCGAATGCTGACGAAAGACCTAGCTTGTTGATCTTGTCCGCCAAAAGCTGACGGACGGAATCCTTGATGGTGTTCTGCACCTCACGGATGCAGGCCCAGCGGGTAGGCTGAAGCACACAACGCTCAACCAGAAGCTCGGCGAAGAAGTGGCTCTTTCCCGACCCTCTCCCCCCGTGAGCCCCTTTGTACCGCGAGGGCTCCAGCAAGGGCCGGAACACCTTGGCGGTGTCAATGTTGAGCTGGCTCAACGATGGTCCGCGTGATGCCCGTGAAGGGGATGGGTCCGCCGGCGGGGCCTGAGTGCTCGATGGCCTTCCGTTTGGGCAGGACGTACTGGGCCAGTTCGGCGAACATGCGTCCGCGGAGCTCGGGCGCGTTCTCCTCGTTCATGGCGATCATGGCCATGCCTTCGAGGGGGTCGCAGCCCAATGCAGCGAGTCTGTCGGCGACGTCCTGTGTCTTTTTGCTTGGAACCCCGGGCTTGCGGCCGGCGCCCTTGCGGGGGCCTCCCCTAGCCACGATTGAATTCCTTTGAATCTTTTTGGGTCATGGATCCTCGCAAGCCGTCGGCCCCGGGATGGGGCGGGCAAAGCTGTGCTGTGGATGATGGAAGCCCTGCGGCGAAATGCGGCGGGGCCAAAAAGTAACCCCGCTGGTGCGGCCCGAAGGTCCCGTGCGGGGTGTTGTTCTCGTGTGCCGAGGTGCAGGCGCACCTGTGGCGCTGCCGTCTGTATCATTTAATCAGCGAAGCGAGTCAAGGGGCAGTATGTGGCGAGTCTGTGGCGCCCGCATCTGGTGCCTGGCGGCGGAGAACGATCATTGTGCTCTCGTCGTCGCCCGACGTCCCGTAGTTGCCGGTCCACGGTTGGCCGTACCTCACCCACCCGCCTTGGCATTTGAAGAAGCTGACGCTGAAAGTGAAGAAAAATCGGGTCTCACACGTTCACCGGTTCCAAACCATCCACTCCGAGCGGCCTTGATGCGCTGTCACCGTCAGCCTCGGCCAGGCCAACCCAAGAAACCTTTGATAGCGGGCAATGTCCGCCAAAATTTGGGTGCCGGCCACGCCTTCCGTACAGCAGTCATGTCCGTGTGCAGGTGATAATAGCCCCTTGCTGTCGATGTATCGGCTTCCGAGAAAGCGCCCCATCTAGGGGCCTCGCTGGGCGGGACCGAGATCGAGGTCGGGTCGATGCCATGATCCCGCCAGTGGTCAGATTCGATCTTCACCCTAGGCGGGGTGGAGTTGGACGGGTTGGATTCCTGCTCCTCTCCCCACATTGGGATATCCCCGTCCAGCGCGGCTTGGCGTAGGGCGGCAACAACGGCGAAGTGAACGTCACCCTCCCATTGCCTTACGGACTGAAGGTAAGTGAGGGCGTCGTGGAGGGGGCTGCGTCTTTTCGTGGTAAGGCCGTCTTCGATGTAGAGGGCGATTTTCACGGCGTCACCCCGAGCGCCACGAGCTTGGCCTCCACCTGAGCCAGCTTCTCTCTGGCCCATTGCGTCGCCATTTCCTCGGATACCCTGCCGTAAACGGTGTAGCCGCAGCAGGTGTAGGCGTTGCGCACCTCACTGCCGATCCACAGCCGCCCCTTCTTGGCTTCAGCCAACATCTCTTTCCACCGGCTACGCTGGCCGAGCAGCGTTTGGGCTTCGGCGATCTGTGCTGGGGTCATTTTTCCTCCGGGGATGAGGCGGCGTCGATGTATGTCTGCCAAACTGTTTGGGAATTCAGGTCTTTCCACATTTTGTCGGTGGCGCTGAGTGCGTCGGCTTGGCCTTGGGTCACTTCGCGCATGGACCGGATGGCAATGCGGGCTAGCGGAAGCATCTTCTCCCACTTCGTATCCACAACAACCTGCATCGCGCCGATGACGGTGGGGTGTGACGTGTCGAATACGGAGTGCTTCAGGGCTTCGGCCATGTCATAGCGGGTCAGCGCCTTGGCCACCCGCTCTTCCATCTCGGTTGGCGGTCTCACTTGGGGTCGTCCTTGCGGCGGGGCTGGCCAAACGGATTGTTGATCGTGACCGGCACATTGGGATATGGCCGAGCCTTGAACATGGCGCGGTAGACCATCTGGTACAGGTAGCGCGTCCCTCGGGTGTTGCCGACGCGCTCGCACTCGAGATGGGCCTGTTCTCCAGCCCGCACCATTTCCTCGGTCACCGGTATCTCGGGCTCGGCAGGTGGGTTGAGGGCTGCTTCCAGAGCCTTACGGTAACCCTCGCGGATTCCCTGGTCGGCGAAGTGCGGCGCCAGTTTGCGGTACCGACCGAACCCCGCAGCTATGGCGCGGTCGATCATCTCATCTGTGATTTCGATGCGGCTCACGTCTCCTCCTTCACCATGCTGGCGGCGCGATTCCAGAAGCTGCCCAAGAGGTTGGCTGCTTTTTCGACGGGGCTGCGGCGAATCTCTCCGATGAGCTCGTAGGCGCTCCTGCTCGCGTCGCGTTGCGCAATCAGACGCTCATTCTGCATCTGGACCTTGCGGTAGGGGGCGACGGACCGCAGGCATTCGATGTCGTAGTCCAGGGATTGCGCCGACGTGCGGAGGGACGCGCGCCACCTCTTGTCTTCGTAGTCGCGCTCGAGAAGCCGGCAGGCCTCGCGCATGATGCTGTAGCGGGGGTCGTGGGGCTCTTTGGTGTACGTCTCGGTGTACGGGGATGGCGCGGGCGCGTCCGGCGCAGAGGAGAAGAGTTGGTTCAAGTTGCCAGCCAGCCCTGCCGCTTTCGGCACTGCCGTCCCGGCAATCTGCCGTCCGAATCTGCTAACTGCGGCTTTAGCGGCCACTGGCGCTGTGGCCACCGCACCAGCAGCGGCGCCGAAGAAGTGGCGGCGGTTCATGGCTTTACGCCACTCTTTTCCAAATCAAACTGCGGCGGGCTTATCCGGCAATCGAAGCCGCGCCACTTAAACGAGGTCGCGCCCCGAAGGTGTTCTCGGACGTAACTTTCTGCGCTTGGGTCGGTGCGATGTCGGCGCCAATGAGCCCGGACCCAGTTCCGCAAAGCGGCGCGGCGATCTTTTGTCTCTGGTCTGTCCCGGTCTCGGAAAATTTCCATTGACCCGGCCGGGTCAGTTTCAAACCGAACTTGCGGGCCATCTTCAACGCCAACCATCACATGCCACAAGTATCGTGCGCGAAAGGCCATAGACATCGCCATCCTCACCGAATCGTCTATCTCGGCGAGATGCTTGGCGTCATCCGGGCGCATCCGCAGACCAGACCAGTCGCCTCGAAGTCCGTCCGTTTTTTGATGCCGAACGACGCCGAAGTCGATTGGCCGGAACCGTCCGTTCATCCACCCAGCAAATCTGGCTTGGGTTTCGAGAGTTCCGCCACCGGGCTTCAAATAGCCAACACGAATTTGCGCCATGTATTTTGGCTGGATGCGGGTGAAGCCGCGGGCTTGCGACGCCGTGCAGGAGAAGCGCCGGTTAACCTGCCATTCGCCGTTCACTGGATGGACGGTCGTGTAGTCGAAGGGCCACAGCACTTCGGGAGTCAGTTCCTCGGGGTTGAAAAACCACCTCTCGTCATCATCGTCCCACTCGCTTTCAAACCCGATAGGGTCCATTGGGCCGAACGTGTCCCGTGGATTGGTCAGCGACCAGCCGTCTTTGAGGGGGCGTGCCAAAACCAGATTATCAACGACGAGATCGGTTAATTCCTCTATCGCCAATCCTCGGTCTTTGCGGCGGCTGCCAAACGGCGTAGCTAGATCGCTCATAAGCCCATCACCTCGCACAGCTTGTCCAACGCGATGCGGCAGTTGTTCTTCTGTGCCTCAGTGGTCGGGGGTTCGTTGGCATGGCAGCACCAGGCGGAGGCTTGAGGGCCCCAGGCGGGGCCGAGAGAGCGGATGATGCGGTGGTATTCCTTCAGGGCTTGATCCCGTTTGTCGCTGATCTCGCCTTTGCCTGGGGAACGATTTGGGTCTTTTGCGGCGATGCCGACCAAGCCCGCATCTACGAACAAACGTCGCAGCCTCATGCCGGCGATGTAGCGCGAGTGGGCGACGGCTTCCCGGTCGCTGCGGGTGCCCTGGGTGCCCATCAACTGGCCCTCGGAGACCTTTCGGCCCAAGAGTTGGTCAAGCACGCACTCGAACGTGGCTTTTGCCCCAACGGAGGTTTCGATGCCTCCCTCGGTGACGGTGCGGGTGGTGAGGGTTACGCCTCCATTGTGCCGGCCGCGTTCTTTCGTCCCAACGTCGGTGGCGTAGGCTTGCGCGGTGTTATCTTGCATGAGGTTCCCCCTGGCCAAATCGTTCGCCTTGGCCTTGCGCGTAGTGCAGCACGGCCAGCATTGCCATCCTGACTCTCTCCGTCGTCCACCCATCCGGTGTGCACTGGACCAGGATGGTGTCGGCGTAGGTCTCGAGGTTGGGTCTCTTCTGGTCCCGGTCCTGGTTGATGCCTTGGATGATCAGTTCGCGGGCGCGTTCAACGGAGATGTCGCCGCGGATCTGGACTCGACCGTGGGGGGAGTCCACGTCCAGGAGATGGTGGGCGATGTCCATGGGGGATTTCATGCGGACTCGCACTGCTCCAGGAATTGGCGCTTGCGGGCTTCCAGGTCGTCGTCAGTGAGCACGACAGCAGACAGCGGTTCCAACGGAGGCGGGGCCTCGTAGCATTCCATGGGTTCGGGTTTTTCACGCACTGCGGCGGAGGAAGTCGGGGAGCGGTTCGAAGTCTTCAGCGCCCGCATAAGGGCCTTCCGCTTGGCCGTGTGCAGTTCCAGCCGGTCGTTCAGCTCCTGCCAAGTGGGCCACCACTTTGAGATTTTCGGCTGGGTTTTGAGCACATGCCGGACCACGTCCGCCGGAAATTCCTGGAGCATCCGGGCGTAGAGGGTCAGCTGAATCTCCAGGTCGTGCTGCTGTTCCGGCCGGCAGGCCGTCAGAAGTTTCAGTTCCCCCAGCATCCCGATGCAGTCGGTCTGTCTCATCGGACTCAATGATTTCGCCACCTCGATCAGCGCATTCTCCCGCTGCTCCGGGGTCATCGCCGGAAGGCTGTAGCCCTCCAACACCGAGTCCATCCCCGCGTCCGTGAAGGTCGTCCTCTCGAGCGGCACGGGCTTTCGCCCGAGCAACCGCGTCAAAGACATTTCGAGGGCTTGATCCGTGTCGCGCGGCGAGTCCCCCGCGAGAGCGGCTGGCAATGACACGCTGGGCGACGGCGTCAACGCGATTGCACCACGTCGCGTGCCAGTCGGCGCGGAGACCGCCTTTGACGGCGTCCCCGCTGAGCCAATAGCGCTTGAATTCGCTGGCAACGGTGTCGATTTCTTCGTCAGCGAGCCCGACGTTTCGTCCGTAGGCACGATCGATTTCGTTAGGCTGCCAATCGTCTGCAAGGCGAGTCCTCCTGGCTTTCCGGGGTTTGCGCGGCACAGGTGCGTTAGCACCTGTCTCTCCGATAGGAGAGTGTGAAGGTGACGGTGCATCTGTTCGGCATTGGGGTTGTGACGTGTCAGCTATTGGCGGGACGATAGCTGTGCCATCTGTGTGCCATCGCTTTGCCGCACCCCTCGCCCCTGCTTCTGCTTTGGCGGCGTGGTTCTTGATGGCTTTGGCGAGTTCTTCGCCCAGCCTTTTCTGTGTCCAGACACCGTCTTTGATCTGAAATAGCGGGGCCAACACAGGACGATCGGCACGCCACTCCTTCGCCGTGCAGCCGGCGATCTGTGCCAGCAAGGCGTCAGCGTCCGGCAACCCCCCACCGCGGCGCCACATGGTGAACAACAACAGCAGGTACGAGCCGTGCTGGCTGCGGTTCAAATGCCCGGTATCGGCCAGGTAGTCGGCGATATAGACCGGCATCCACTTTGCAATCGGTTCAGGCATTGGTCCCCCGCGCCCCCGCGCTTAAGTGTTTGGAATCTTGTTGTTCGGAAAACGTGATCTCACCCCGAAGACGCTCATGCCCTCGGCCTTGCAGACGGCGTTCTCGATCCAGGTCTCCACCTCCACACCGCGGTGCTTCCAGAACAGGCGGAGTCTCCTGGCGAGATTCTGGGCCCCTACCTCTGTGGAGTGGTCGGGGGTGGTGCGGGAGACGAGCTGGAGGATGATGCCCATGGCTATGCTGCTTCCCTCGCCAGATGCTCTCGGCTGGCCAGCAGCCCGGCGAGTACCACCGCCGCGTCGTCGGCGTCGCGGATCTCCATCCACATGAACCCGGAGGACTTAAGCCAGTCGCGCCAGTCCATTTGCTCGTCAGACAGGCGCCCGGATGGGCCTTTGAGCTCCCAGTAGAGGGACATCTCGCGGACGCGGGTGGAAAGCTTCGGGAACAGAATCACGAGGTCCGGCACGCCGTTGCGCTGCCCTTGAAGCTTCAGGTTCTTCTGCGTGACGGGGTCGCGCTTCCCGCCATTGGGCACGGCGTAGTAGCGAAGCTTCCCCTGGCGTTCGTAGACAACCAGCAGATCGACCACGGCCCGCTGAAGCTGGGATTCGGTTTGTGCGATCACCGCTCATCCCCCGTCGGCAATCCCCGCTTCTTGCGCTGGGCGGTGAGTTCAACATTCACCTGGGTGAGCCAGGTCAGGTCAAAGGCTGTGGCAAACTCCAGGGTTGTCCGCTGGTTGCTGCCCTCGTAGGCGTGGTCGATGCCTGACTCCCAAATGTTGTGGGAGGCGTTCTTGAGGGCGCGGACGACGAGAGAGCCGTCTAGGCCCTTGGCGTTGTGTTCGAAGAGGTCGAACATGCGGTCGCGGAGGGTGCAGATGGCGGTCATGCGGCACCCATGGCAGCGAGTAGCGCGGGCGCTTCCTGGGGTTGGCTGGTGACGTCACCGAACATGCCCGCGTCCTGTTTGATGCGGCGCTCGGCGATCTCGGCGTAGGCCGGGTTCAACTCGAGGAGAATGGCGTTGCGCTTCAGCCGGTCGGCGACAAGGCCGACTGTTCCGGCCCCACCGAAGGGATCCAGCACCGTGCCGCCTTTGGGGCAGCCTGCCTTGATGCAGGGCTCGACAAGGGCGGGCGGGAATGTTGCGAAGTGGGCATCACTGAAAGCTGCTGTCGGAATGGTCCATACATTGCGGAGGCTCGCCATCTCTTCGGCGGGCTCCCAGTCCCGCCCACTCATCCGCCGCGCTGCAGTACCGTGATCGCCGCCACCCTTATTGCCGCCAAACCTTACGGCCTTCATCTTGCCGTTGGTCTTGCGGCCACCATTGGCGCGGTCGCTGCCTTCTTGGTTGTCGATGTCCTGATCCAGCCGAGCGTAGGATGCAGCAGCTAAGGGCTGGCGAACGGCGAGGTGGTCATAGAAATAGCGCTCGGACCTTGACAGCAGCCATATCTTCTCGTGGCTGCATCCCGGCCGATCCTTGATGCTCTCCGGCATTGGGTTGGGCTTGTGCCAGATGATCTCGCTGCGCACCCACCAGCCGTCGTCTTGCAGAGCAATGGCGAGGCGGTTGGGCATCATGCAGAGGTCTTTGGCCTTCAAGTAACCGCCAGCGACAACCCGGCCTGATGGTGGAGCCGCGTTGCCCTTGTTCGACCCACGCGCCCCTCCGCCCTTTGCGCCGCCTTCGGGGTCGTAGATCGCGCCGATAGTGCTGAAGGGCTTATCCCGGAACGTCCGATCATCGTTGCCGATGGCTTTGACTTCCGCGGCGCTGCGGCCATTCGGTGATGTGGCATAGCAATCGCCGTAGTTCAGCCAGCAGGTTCCATCCTTCTTTAGGACCCTACGCACCTCGCGGAACACTTCGACCATCACGCCGATGTGCTCGCCGAGGGTCGGTTCCATGCCGAGTTGGCCAGACACGCCATAGTCCCGTAGCCCCCAATACGGCGGACTCGTCACCACGCAGTGCACGGACTCATCCGGCATGGCGCGCAACATCTCGCGGCAGTCGCCTATGCGGATTTCAACGCTCACTTCGGCTTCCCCGCCTCTCCCAGTGGTGTGCTCTCGAAGCCGATGGCGTCCAGGTAGACGTCAAGCAGGGCTTGCTCTTCCTGGCGTTCGGAGTCCTTCTTCTTCCGCAGGGCGACGACCTTGCGGACGATCTTGGGGTTGAATCCCGCACTCTTGAGTTCCGAGTAGACTTCGCGGATGTCCGCCCCCAACCCCTCGCGTTCGCTGGCGAGGCGCTCGATGCGACTCACAAAGGACTTCAGCCTCTGGGCTGAGATGCCCTTGTCGCCGGAGTTGTGGCCGATGTTGGGGCCGATGTTGGTCATGGCTTTCTCCTGCTCAGCAGGGCGTATTCCCACACCCCGCGCTTCTCCATGCCCGCGCGGCGGCGGGAGTCCTTGTAGATGTTGAGCTGGGACATCTCGGGTTTGTCGAAGTCGCGCAAGCGACTGGAAATCGAAGCTTCCGGGTCGCCGGTGATGTCGTGGATTTCCCGGAGAGTCCGGTAGACCCCGTCGATCATCGCCTCATAGACGCGCAGGGCCTGACCGTTCAGGCGCTTGCCGTCGAGTTCACGGTCAAACGTGCGCCCGTGCCGGTCGGAGTCGGGCGAAGACCACGAGAGCAAATCGCCCTGCTCGGTCATGTGCGCGCCTCGCCAACCGTGTGCATCGAAAAGGCGCACTCAGCCAGCAATCGTCCGAACAGCCGCTGGCAAACGGTCGGGGTGTTCATGCCCTTGCGGGTGTTGCAGCGACGATGGGCGATAGCGATGTTGCCCAACCCACCTCCCCCTTGTGCGCGGGGAACGATGTGTTCGATGGTCGGGCCGTCGGGAAGCTTCTCGTCGTGGCGGCAGGTGATCTTGCGGAAGGTCCTACCGCACAGGTAGCAGCGGTGGTTCTGCCACGCGGCGATCTTCTTCCAGGTCACGGGGGCGTAGCGCTTCATGTGCGCGCCTCGAACCTCTGCTTCAGCTTTTCGTAGGTGGCGCGGGCCCTAGCCTCTTCGTCGGCTTTACGCTGGATGGCCTCTTGCTCTGCCCTTTGCTTTGCTTCGCGAAGCCCTTCCTGACGGAGGCTGTATTCTTCATCGGTCTCGGGACGGCGGAGGCGAAGGGAGTAGCTGAGCCTGTAATCGTCGTCGTAACCCTGCGGATGGAATTCGATCTCAAGCGTGCCGGTGGGATGCTTGCCAGCGGTCGCGCGGATGCCGTCCAGCACCTCGTCAACGGGCGTCCAGCCGATGTCGATGGGTTCGTAGTCCTTCAGACTGACAAACACGTCCTGACGGTCGAGAGTGTCAGGGATGAGATACTCGCCCTGGCCGTAGTTGGCGTAGCGCTTGCGGGTCATGCCGCCCTCTTCTGTCCGCAGGTGGGGCAGCAGTCGGACTCGGTCTTCACCACCATGAGGGAACGACCGTGGCCGGGGATGTAGGTGACGTGGCCCCGCTTCACGAGGGATTTGACGTAACGATTCACCCCAGCTCTGAACGCTTTGAGGCGCATGTGCTTGCCGATGTCCTCGTAGCTCGGGCTGTGGCCGTGCTGTGCGATGTAGGTCTCGATGAACTTCAGGACCTTGGACTCGTTGATCGTCAGCCCGGTTCGCATGGAGACAACCTCGGTACGTGGTTTGGTCGTGGTGAGAATCCGGACTTTGCCCTTCATTGGGCTGGGATGGCTCCACTTGAAGGGCTGGCGGGGGTCGCGCTTCTTCCGCACCGCAATGATGGGCTTCGGGGTGAAGATCGGCGGGGCCGGAGGGCGGACGATTCTGTTGACGTAGATCGTCATGCCGCCCTCTTCCGCTTGCGGATGATGCTGTTGGCCCCAGTGGGGGTGTTGAAGGCTTGGTTGATCTCGGCAATTGCCGCGGTGTTTTCGGTGCGGACGATGTCGAAGCAACATGAGGTATGAGCTTGGCAATACGACTTGCCAGGTGTGACGGGGTCACCGCACATGAACTTCTGAGTCCCGTACAGGCGGTAGTCGGCCTTGGTGGGGTTGCCCAAAATGTACTGGCATTGCTTCGGCACGAACTCCGGCTGCGGCCGACGCTTAATCAGTGTCGGGAGACGAATCAGTTTCTGCGGTTCCGTCTCCTGCGCTTTTGGCTTCAGGTGGATCACCGGGTGCGATTCATGCAGGCGCTTTCTCAGGCCAAGTCGCTGAGCTCGGGCTTTGACGGATTTCTCCGATCGGCCCAATTGGGCCGCAAGTTCCTGGGTGGGTTTGGTTTTCCAATAGCGGCGGACGAGCTTGTCCTGCTCGAGGTCCCAGTCTTTCGCGGGGGTGAGGATGCGCTTCATGGGCGGCGATCCTGCTCGGAAGACCAATCCGCTCCCATCCCCTCGCCGGGCTTCACCAAATCGTCGGGTCCTTCAAGCCAGGCAATGGCCCAGAGGACGAAGAACACGATGAAGATGAGAGAGCCGAAGCCGGTGAAAAGTTGAACGGTCGTCGGAGCAAAGGTGACGCCGTAGATGGAGCCGGCCTGCATCGCAAGGAAGCCGAGCAGGCAGATGCCGCCGAGGACGTGGGTTTCGCGAAGTCGCATGTGATTCCCCAATTGAAGAGGTTCAGATGGTCAGTTCAGGAAACGCTTCCGGGTTCTTGCCCTGGTTCTTCCAGGACAGGACCTGAACAGCCTTGCGGGCATTGCAGGCATTAGCCGCCTTGATCGCCAAGGCGATGGTGACGATTGGATCTTTCTTCTGGTGATGATCGGCGGTGAAGTAGGCCCGCAGCCGGAAGAACGGGTCATTGACTCCCACTCCGGCCGGATTCTCGAGGACTTCCATCATCCGCTCCGCAACGTCGTGGTTGCGATTCGAGAAGACGTAGTAGAGGAACGCCATCAACGAGACATTGGCGAGACGACGGAGGTTTGATGCCCGCTCAACTGCGCGGATCATTCCTTGGTGTGTCTCGTAAGCCTCTTCGATGTCCGAGTTCTCGACCCGGTTTTGCGGAGCGCGATAATCCTCAATGCACTCCCGCTGCCAGCGGATCAGCCAGGTGAGGGCGGAAGCGAGGGCCTGACGGTGGCGAGTCGCGCCGGCAAGCGAGAGGATGTCGGCGCCAGACCGCGGCTTGCGCAACGTGTCGATGGTGGCGAAGGCGTCTTTCTCGATGCCGTAAACCACGATGGTCTCGATCGGGGTCTTGGATTCGATGACCGCCCACAGCCGATGCTGCCCATCCAACACGTCGCCGGTCTTGGCAACTTTGATGGTGTCGCCGTTGAACCGCCATTTGCCGGAGACGATCTGAGAGGCGATACGGTGAACGTGCGAATCGCTGAGAGGGCGATTGTGCTGGTTATGCTCGAGCATGGCGGTGGCCATGTCTGGCGTCAGCATGACGATCTGCGGTGCGTCGCTCTTTGGTTTAAGCTTTGTTACGGTTGCGGCATTCATCGGCAAAATCCTTGAGCCATTGGAGGGCCTGGGGGACTCGCGCATCGATAAGGCCCGTCTTGTCGTGCGCGTACGCGATTGAAACGACATCGGATGGTTTTGGGAGACTGGTTAAGTGAATGAGGGAATCTCTGACGCGCCCCCAGATTTCTGCGTTGATCTGCTGACGCTGAATCCGTTCGGGATTGCGCCCGGTTTGGGAGAGAGACTCGTCACGGCGCCGTTGACGTTGCTTCGGTGATTCACCGGAACGGATTTGATCGGCGATTGTGCTGACAGCCATTTCGCCGCGCTCCACGGCAGATACCTCAGCGGGCGTTCCTTCGGACAGAACCTTCTTTGCATCGGTGACGCTTTGACGTCCGACATGCAGAAGATCGGCTGCTTCTTGCGCCGATAGCCCTGGTGAATGGATTCGGGCACCATCTCTTTGAGACGCCACGTGCCCAACCTTGAGAGTGGCCAGTTTCGCCCCCACCATCGCCCGCTGGCTTTCAGTCAGGTGACGACGGTGGAGATTCTTGGAGATGACGAAGGCAACAGCAGTGCCATCGCCGTCCCATTCCTCAAAGCGCGGGATTACTCCGGCGATCAGACAGGCTTGGTAGCGGTGGCGCCCGTCGAGGATTTTCCCTTCGTGAAGAATGATCGGATCGCGAAGGCCATGTTCATCAATGTCCTTCGCCAAAGCCTCCATGTCGTCCTGGCCCATGGCGGGGAAAATCTCCGCAGCTTCGTGCGGTTGGTAGTCGGGATGCTTGTTTAGCGAGTGGACCTGTGCGGTGTGCACGCTTTTCCCCTTTTTCAGCGTTACGGGTAGTCCCATCGGTAAAAAAATCGGGCGCAAGCCCGATCCCCACAACCTCAGCGCAATGAAGCTTCGCGCTTTAGCTTCGCTCGGACGCGCTCGATCCACGCGCCCAGTTCAACCACCCAACTCAACAGCCAGCAGACTGCGTTAATCAGCAGCAGTGGCAGCAGAAGAAGGGTTCGAAGAAGCAGTCTCGTCAGGCGTGGCACGTGTGATCCCCCGTCTCGCCAATAGGTCCCGCGTGCGCTGGAGTCCCCGTGATTGCCAGCTTTCCGAACGCTCCAACCAGTCCTCCCAAGCAGCCATGATCGCTTCGGTCTCGAAGTCGCGGACGCTGATCCGCTGCTCCGCGTTGAAGAGGTCCTTCACACGGCTGTACTTGATCTTGGGCAGGTACTTGAGAAGCGCGAGGTGAGCCCGGCGAATCAGGGTCTTCTTGGAATCGCCGGCCTCGATGGGCTTGACGATCTCGTGAAGCTTCTCCTGTGCACGCTTGAGGCTGCGTTCCCTGGAAAATATCGGCGCCTTGACGGCGCTCTCCGATGAAAGTGCGGCCATTTCCTCCCGTCCTTCGAAATAAAAAAGGTTCCGAGAAGGACGGATTGAAAACATCGGTTCGAAAGACCCCCGCTGCCAGGCGGGGTTTTTTTCAGGGAGAGACAGTGAGCAAGTCACACGCCCCTCCACGAACGAGAAAAATGATGAAGTTCGGTGCGCTGACGCAGCGCATCTTGGTTTTGACGTGGAATGCGCGTGCCGAGTACGCCGCGCGCAAACGCCTGGAGAGATGGCGTGCGAACGCCGAAACGGGCCTCGCCGCCGGTACATCCGCGACGGTCGAGGCGAGGCTCCCTGACGGGGGAGCGCGGCGCCAAGGGGTGGGCGCCGAAAGTGGTGAATGAACCGCAGGACAGAGGACCGCTGATTCCGGTCCTGCAGGTCCCCTGCCCTGCGGAGGTGGTCTTGTTAACCACGGCGGCTCCGCTTCTTGGCCGAACCGCAGATGTAGTCTTCCATCTGCTGCGCCTGCTCGATGATCACGTTCAGCGGCGGGCGCGGATGACTGCCCGCGGCGAGTTCAAGGCAGCGCTGGCGGATGTAGCGACGGTCGTCTTCGTCCGTTTGTATGGCTGTTCTCATGTGCGGCTCCGGTGAAGGTAGGTGGGTGTCGCGGGCGGCTGCCTGAGCAAGTTCCAGAAAGCTGCGGGGGCGGTGTTTGGGAGAGCGGCGGTTCATGCGGCCTTGCCCCGTCGCTCTGCGGCAGTCGCACGGGCATTCCTGGTGGCGCGGATGAACAACTTGTGGCCGGCGCCGATGCGGCGAATCTTAAATTCAAGGTCATGGACCAAACCGCAATCACAGCAGCCCAAGCGATGCGAGCGGAGCCGAGTTACTTGGAAGGTCTCGCCGTCTTTGATGCGGGGGAGAGTCATGCGGCCTCCGGCTGCGGAGTGACGCCGACGGCGCCACGCTCGGCAAGCTGACGCGCGAGGTTTGCGCAGGAATGGGGAGGTAGTTCGATGCGAAGGGTGGAATCCCCTCTCCGGAGGGAGAGCATGGTGTTGCCGTTGAGGAGCGGCAGCAGGGTTAGCTGCACCAGGACGGACTCCCAATTGTGGACGGCGCCGGGGTACGCTGTGCTTTCCAGCAGTTCGGAGCTTCGCGATGTCACAGTCGGATCAGCCATCGGACATCCCCGAAACCGCCGTCGGTGCGGTGAAATGGGCATGGAAGTGGGTCAAGCGAATCGTGGACCTGGAACGCCGGATTGCGGCAATCGAGGGTACGGGCAATCTCGATGCGCGGGTCGCGGCGCTGGAAGTGAAGATGGCCGATTTGCTCAGCGGCAAGTCGCCGGCCGATGTCTGTCGCAAATGCGGGAACCGCACCCTGCGGTTCGAAAGCTCCAAGCAGAACGGTGCCGTCGAAGTGTGGGTCTGCCACGACCCAGCCTGTGGGTCGCACGAACGACGGCAGGTGAATCCGAGGTAGTCGCTCACGACGCCCTCGCCTTGATTTCGGCCTGGTCCTTCGCCTGCAGCGCGCTCAGGTTCACGCGCCGGCCGTACCTCGCCTTGATCGCCAGCAGCTCCGACAGCGACGGCTCCAATTCACCGCTTTCCCAGCGGGAAACCGTCGCCTGCGTCACGTTGGCCGCTGCCGCCATGGCGGACTGGCTGATTTTCAAGACCTTGGTTCGCAAGCGGCGGATCGGGTGCATGGCTTCACTTATACGCTCACGTATAAACCCGCGCAAGGAAAAATACGCATGCGTATTGGACGCCCCGTAGGGTCGCATGCATCATCCGGAGATGCAGAGGCGGCCGAGAAAAGTTCGCGACCTAGTTGTCGAGTTGCGTGAAAAACTGAAACTGAATCAAAGTCAGTTCGCAGCGAAACTAAAGGTCTCTCAACCGACGGTAAGCCGGTGGGAGGCGGGGACGGACGAGCCGGAATATCCGGCGCTACGAACGCTTGCCACCATCGCAGGTTGCCGTTCCGTGGACGAGTTTCTGGGCTTCCCGACATTAATATCGGGTGTTAACCTTAATTCCGTGCCAGTTGTAGGTGCGGTTGAGGCAGGCGTTTGGCAGGAAGCCATAGAATGGCCGTTCGACCAGCAATTTGCTATCCAAGTGCCTGAAGACAATAGGTTTCCGGGCATCCCCCGCAGGGCTCTGCAAGTAAAGGGCCCGTCCATGAATCGCTATTATCCGGACGGTTCGTTCGTCATTGTTGTCTCTTACTTGGATCTCGCCCGGGACCCCCTGCCCGGCGAGAAAGTGGTCTGCCAGCGCAGGGATAAGACTGGGCAGGTCGAGGCCACAATCAAAGAATATGTCCTTCAGGACGGCCGGCATTATCTCTGGCCTAGGTCCGACCATCCCGATCACCAAGCGCCCATTCTCCTTGAAGCCGTGCCGGAAGACGAAGAGCTCCGGATCACCGCCCGCGTCACCGGGAAATACGCACCAGAATAATTTTATACGTTAACGCATAATTTCGCTTGCGTCGGTTTATACGCGTGCGTATAGTTGGCTCCGTTCCTACCGAATGGAGCCTGCGATGAGAACCCCAGCCGCCCTCGGTGCCACTCCCCCGGCACATAGCCCCTCTCCCACGACGGCGGCTGGGTCATCGTTTACACCGGGGCCGTGGTCGGCTTCTAAGCGCGCCACCAGGTCCAGCAACTTCGGCGACCACTTCTGCCTGGTGCACGGCCCTGATGTTGCCCGCGTTGCAAAGGTTCAGGGCGGCAATACCGACGACCCCCGCGTGGCCGAAGCCAACGCCCGCCTGATCGCTGGAGCGCCAGAACTGCTTGCCGCGCTCGACATGTTCACGCGCGTTGCGCGGTGGTCGGAGTCAGACCACGACGGCTGGGTGCTGAAGGTTTCGCACTCAACGATGCTGACTGCAGAGTCCGCCGTCCGCAAAGCCATCGTCGGTGCGCCGTGAAAGGCGCCCTCTTCATCGCTCTCCTCGCCATGGCCCTGATCGTGTGGGGGCCGAAGATTCTGTGGGGGTTGGGGTTTTACGAGTGAGCGAGATGCTTATCACCGCACGCGACATACCAAGGGGAGAGTGGATTATGGAAGAGATGGGCCAAGAGGCGCTGCTTACGCAGCGTAAGGAAGGGGCTCGGCAGGCTCTGGTCGATCAGGGTCCGGGTCCGACCTTCACCGCCGACGAACTCGACCAGCACCGCATCGCCTACGAGGACTGCCTAATCGACCGCTATCGGCGCGGCTTGTCGCTGAGCAAGTCGGACAAGCGCGAGGCCCGCAAGCTCATTCTGGCGCGTAAGCGCCGCGAAGCCCAAGGAGCCTAACGATGCACCTCCCCTCTGACGACAAAGCCATCCTACTCGCAGCAGAGAGAATCATTTCCAGACATCTCAGGGAAATGAAGGTCGAGGTCTACGGCGCCCTGTTGGAAATCAAGACGCTCAAGCAAAGCCCCGACGACCTGATGGAGGAGTTCCGCAGCCTCATCAACTCCCATGAGCACGACATCCTGGGGGATTCAGTCAGAGGGTGGATGAGGGATCTGGAGGACGACAACGATTATAGGGATGGAAAGCGCGCTTACGCGCGTGAAGTAGCGGCGGCGGAGTAGGGCATGACAATGGAACAGCAGATTGACGACTTCGTGAAGTGGGCTCGGCAAGAGTGCATGGCGCGCGGCATCCGCCTGACTAGCTACGTTTCTGTCGATCGGATGCACTATACGCCCGGCGTCAAACCAAACGCTTGCTGCCGCATTACGCTCGGCGACGCGACAAAACAAGACTTCGAGGCTCCCACCTTCGCCGCGTCGATGGAAAAGGCCCGCGCTTGGATACTCTCGCACAAGACGCCTGAGGAACAGCGCGAGCACTTGGCCGACATCCTTGGATACCGGGATGTCGCATGACAGACGCCAAGGCCTTCATCCTCGATACCCTCGGGTTGGTGAGCATCTGGGCTGGTTGTTATGGGCTGTTTCTGAAAGGAACGAAAATGAAATGGGAAACGATCAAGTCTGCTGAGCAAATCAAGTTGTCCGGGGTCACGGTCGGACTCGACTACTGCGACCGCTCGCTGAAGAACGTCGTCATTCGCGATAAGGACGGCAATGCGCTGCGGGTCGGCATGGAGTCCTACTCGATGACCGCCAGCGTTCCCGCCGCACCGGAGACCAAGAAGGTGTGGCGCCTCCACGGCGAGTACCGGGGTCTCAAGGTCAACGAGACGTTCGAGTACGAGCACGAAGCTCAGCAACGGCACCGTGACTTGGAGAGCACCAGCGGTCTCGAAATCACGAACGATGAAATCGAGGTTAAGGCCACGACCTCGACCGCGCCCGCCCAAGAGGACCTTGTGCCCTTCTGAAGCCGCGTAAGCGGCGACTACCCCCATGCACTACGTCACACGGATCAGACTTTATTGGGCCATCAAGTTGGAAGCAGAGCGCTTGCGCGCTCTCAGGAAGAGGACGGAGGAAGTAAATGCGAACCAGTGAGACAACCGAGAAACTCTTTGCGGCCCTGCAAAAGGCGCAAGCAGCTCTGCAGCCGGCGGTGAAGGACTCAACCAACCCGCACTTCAAGTCTAAGTACGCGGACCTGTCCTCGGTGTGGGAGGCCGTTCGCAAACCCCTATCGGACAACAAGCTGGTTGCTCTCCAGGATGTCGGGCTTACGCCCGATGGCGTCTCCGTCGTTACCAGGATCGCGCACGAGTCCGGCCAGTTCATCGACTTCGGCCCCATCGTGGTCCCGCTCTCCAAGCGTGACGCTCACGGCGTCGGCTCCGGTATCTCGTATGGGCGGCGGTACGCCCTCTCCGCAGCCCTTGGGGTGATTGCTGAGGACGATGATGGCAACGCGGCTGTGCAGAACGGCACGCACCGGACGAACGGCGACCGCGCCCCGGAACACTTCCCAGACCCAACCCAGGGCAAGAACCCTCCCGGCATCTCTGCTGTGAAGGTGGAAGTCCGCGAGGTCATGCGTGAAATCCACGCCTGCTCTGATTGGGAGCAGCTTTTAGCCCTCCTGAACGACAGAAAGCCGCTGTTCATCAAAGTGGCGACCATCTTCACGAATGAGTGGACCGGCCCCGATGGAACGGGATTGAGGGGGGAAGCCCTCAAGGTTGCTACGCAACTGGGCAACCCCAAGGCAATGGAAGCCTGGCTCTCGAAATGCGAACAGGCGAAGGCACCAATTCAACACGCAGCGGAATAGGACCAATGGCATCTCTCAATCGCGTCATGCTGATCGGCAATCTCGGAAGAGACCCCGAGGTTAGGACAATGCAGAACGGCGGCAAGGTCGCCAACGTCTCCGTGGCGACTTCCGAAAGTTGGAAGGACAAAGCCACGGGCGAGAAGAAGGAGCGGACGGAGTTTCACCGCGTCGTCATCTTCGGGCCTTTGGCTGAGATTGCGGAGAAGTACACCCGCAAAGGATCGAAGGTGTACCTGGCCGGTCAGCTTCAAACCCGGAAGTGGCAGGACAAGGACGGCAACGACAAATACTCGACCGAGGTGGTGCTACAGGGCTTCGGTGCGGAGTTGATTCTGCTGGATGGGAAGCCGAGCACGGCCCCTAAGGGCCAAGGCCCCGCCCACATGGACGACGATCCAATCCCATTCAGCCCGGAGTGGCGCTAACCCGTGTCCGACCGTCCCGCAGTCCTCGGCGGCTATTACACGAAGGTCGAGTACCTGACCAAGCTCGCTGTGGCGCGCGTCACCGTAGAGATGCCCCTAGAGCTGTGGGAGGCGAACCAAGTTGTCTTGGGTGTTCCGCCGTCGCTAGACGGCGCTAAGAAGTACGTTGCGATTACCAGAATATCTGAGGATGCGTTCAAGAAATGGGCAGGCGCTTGCGCGCCTGTAGAGAATGGGTCTGCGCTCGCTCATGACCCGCTACCCGAGCCCCAAGACGCGGAAGGCAAAGCGCAGGATAAGCCCCGCACACCTTTCCGGGATCTACCGAGAAGCCGTCAGGCTGCAATCAAGCTTCAAGACGAGGGCTTCCAAATCTGGCTTGCCGAGACGTACCCGAAGATATGGGACCGTCACTACATCGACGGCAAATGTTTGTCGCCTGAAGCTGCGGACCTCACACTGAAAGAGGTTCTCGGCATCACCAGCAAGAAGCAACTGGATTTCCCGAACAGCACCCATGGCGAAAATTGGGACCGCTTGTTGGCGTCGTTCGACTACAGAGGCCGCGCATGAACCTGCCCAAACGTCGCCAGCGCCCCCGGATGAATGTGAGGGAGCCGTCACAGATACGGTGTGCGTCTCACCTAAAGTTCATTCGCTCGTTTGTGTGCTGTTTGGCAGGGAGAGAGCCAAGGGCCTGCACGGGTGACGCCGGGTGGAACGGCTACCAGCACGAATGCGAGGGGATCATCGAAGCCGCCCACGTCCGCACCGGGACCGATGGCGGGACATCATTGAAGCCGTCCGATTCATTCACCATTCCCCTGTGCTCCCTGGCGCATAAGCGCCAGCACCAAATTGGCGAGCCTGCTTTCGAGAAGGAATGGGGCATCGACATGAAGGCGATAGCCAAGAGGCTGTGGGAGATATCCCCGGCTCGCAAACGCTACGAAGCAAAGCTCCAGGAGAAGCAGGGAGGCTCTACAGAATGAGCGGGGGATGGAAACCGATTTCGACTGCGCCGAAGGATGGGACTGAGATTCTCGGCTATTGGGCTCGCAGTAAGGTCTACGGGCTGACTGAATGGCGCGGCGATGGGTGGATCGACGAGGAAGGAGACCCCGTATCAGACCCCACCCATTGGATGCCGCTACCAGAGCCACCCACACCATAGGAGAGGATCATGGGGAATGAGGGCCAAGGGGCGCGCCTTATGGCGCGTGAGGAGGACGCGAAGTTTGACGCCACAGTCTACATAGCGCGTTCCGATGGCACCCTGAAGACATCTGAGCCGTGCATCATGGTCGGTCGGCTCTGCGTCCATCGCGGCGTCGGTAAATCTGGCGACCACTGGCGCATTACACACCACCAAACCGGGCTTGCCCTCCCATCAAATTGGGACGACCTGGAACGCGCGGTCGCCTGCGCCACAGAAATCGACGCGCTCGCGGATTGGGATGACATCGTTGCTCGCCACGCCCAGGGCGACAGCGATGACTTCGCGCTAGCAGGTCAGAAGGCTAAGGCGCTCATCGCGAAGCACGGCAACAAAATCACAAAGCGCAGCAAGTACGTCGTCGCTCAACCCGACCTGCACAAATTCATTGCCAAGCAAGGGGCGTAAGCCCCGCAAAGCCCAACATCAATAAAGGATTCACAGGTCATGAAACCCCTCTCCCCTACATCACCAGAACATCAAGTGATTGAGTTCCCACCGAAGGAAATGAAGCCCGCGCTTACGCGCGATCAACAGGAGGCGTTGGACCTGTTGAAGCAGTACCCGGCGGAGACGTTCTATTTTCCCTACTACTACGCCCGAACGACTGATGAGGGTGTTCTCGACAGCGTTCGTTCGCCAAAAGCGGCGTGTTTCTGCTGCATCGCCGGCCATCTCTCCATCGCGAGAGACTCTGATCCGGACGATGAATTTAGCCGCCTGCTCGCGATGTCTCCACCGGATGGCGAGATGAGGTCACTAATCTTCTGGGGCAACGCTCCGTTTTTCTCAAGATTGGAGCAGGAAGTGAAACCAGACCGGATAAGGGATCTCATACCCGAGTTTGCCAAGTATCCACCGGAGGCCGTCCCCAAGTCCGTCGTCCTCGACGCCTTCGAGCGCGTGTGTCGAGGGGAGAAGATAACAGTCTCCGCTTCTACGTGATTGGTAAGTAGGTAAGTAGGGCGGCTTGCGCCGCTGTAACAGACAAAGGGATTGGGAAATGGTCTACGGCAATCGGGTCAAAACACTGACGCTCGATATCGACATCGCGGTCGGATCGAGGATTGAGGATGCGTGCGGTGAGATGGTAGCGCTCGCGAAAACGCTCAATTGCAACGTCGAGGGCACGTTCAACGGTGTGAGGCTGTTTGCAGTGCCGACCGGAGACGCCAAGGTATTGGCTGCGAATTGGACCGCAGCGCTGGCAAAGAACGAGGACCGCCCGTTTGCACACTCGTTGCCAGGCCTTCTTCCTTCCGATGCGCAAGCATCGGCGCAGCCCCCATGACCCTCAACTACATCCTAAGTAGCGGCGCTTGCGCGCCTGAGGAGATGGGGAAGTGACCGATATTCCAATCATCTTTTCCGCGTCGATGGTTCGGGCTCTGCTCGAAGGCCGCAAGACGATGACGCGGCGGCTGGCGTGGCGGCCCATAAAGGGAGCAGCGCCGTGCATCGTCACGCCATCGCCCTGGCAGAAGGTGAAGCCGGGCGACCGGCTTTGGGTGCGGGAGAACTTATTTCTCTACCCAAACCGCGACGAGGACTTCGAGCCACTTAAACGCGATGCTGAGTTGAACTGGACATACACGGCGGATGATTCCGCGGCATCGAGCGTGCGTGGCTCGTCTCATTACGCCAAGGGCATACCCTCCATCCACATGCCGCGCTGGGCGTCGCGCCTGACGCTGGTGGTGAAGGCCACCAAGATCGAGCGGCTTAATGACATCGACGGGATCGACGCGCTCGCTGAAGGCGTGACCCCTGAGGAAGGCGTCGCACCGTGGCGGCTGTTCAAGCGACTGTGGGAGTCGCTGCACGGCGAAGGCGCGTGGGCGGCCAACGCAGAAGTCGTCGCCCCGACCTTCACCGTCCACCAGTGCAACATCGACGCGATGAAGGTGGCGGCATGACCCCGACCGCACCCATTGCCAAGCCCTTACGACGCATAAGCGTCGCGCTTCAACAGCGCCCCCATTCCTCCCTCCTCAGGTGGGGATAGAATGACACAACCCCTGAAGCTCGTTCCGCAGGATGGCCGCCGGCCGAAGGGCGACGTATTGCCCAAGAGCCTACCTCCCGCCGGCATTTCCCGAGAGGAAGCGGCTGCCTTTATTGGGGTTTCGCTCACCAAGTTCCTAGAAATGGTGGAGGACGGGCGTATGCCCGGACCCAAGAAGATCGACGGGCGGTCGGTATGGTCCGTCCGTAAGTTGACACTGGCCTTTGAGGCGTTGCCTGATAGCGGCGGGGGCAATTCCTGGGAGGCCATATGCGAATCATCCTTAAGGACGGCAGCGGGGAAATGAAGCTCAAGTACCTGTCCGAGGAACCCGACCGCCACGGCAACGTGCGGGTGTACTTCCGCAAGCGAGGCCGGCAGCGGATCAGGATGCGCGAGACGCCCGGAACCGACGCCTTCATGACCGAGTACAAGGCTGCCCTGGCTGCTCGCCCCTTACCGCCTTCCGCGGCGAGGATTGTCCCAGGCACCTACCGTTGGCTCGCCATGGAGTATTTCAAGAGCCCGGAATTTAAGCGCCTTGACGGCGCTACTCAGAAAATCCGCCGCTCCATGATCGAGGCCACGCTTCCCACGTGGGGTGGCGGTCAGATCCATGACCTGGAGCCAAAGTACGTCCGCAAGATCAGAGACGAGAAGGCTGGCTTTCCCCACGCTGCCAATAACCTCCTGAAAGCCCTTCGCGTGATGTTCGGTTGGGCGGTCGAAGCGGGGCACATGAAGCACAATCCCGCCCGTGATCTAGCGAAGATCAAGGCCCCCAGCGACGGGCACCACACATGGACGGTTGCGGAGATCGAGCAGTTCCGCGAGAGGCATCCCGCACACACGAAGGCTGGCTTGGCAATGGCCCTGCTCCTTTACCTGGGAGTGCGCCGATCCGACGTGGTTGGCCTTGGCCGGCAACTGGAGGCCGGCGACGGGTGGCTGAGGCTGATCGAGAAAAAGGGCGACAGCCAGCAACTGAAGGCGCGCGACCTTCCCATCCTGCCAAGCCTTCGGGCGGTCCTAAACCTTCACCGCGGCAAGATGCATTACCTCCTGACCTCCTTTGGGAAGCCCTTCACGCCCGCCGGGTTTGGCAACTGGTTCCGCGAGCGGTGCAACGAGGCGGGGCTTACTCACTGCTCCGCTCACGGTCTCCGCAAAGCCGGGGCGACGATTGCGGCCGACGAAGGCGCGTCAGATCGCCAGCTCATGGCGCTGTTCGGATGGACCTCACCGGGGCAGGCAACGAGCTACACCCGCAGGGCAGACCGCAAACGCCTGGCCGGGGAAGCGGCGAAACTGTTGGATCAAACCCCCAAGGAGGCCAAGCGTGGCCGAGCGTAACTACAAATATTTGACCCACGACACCGACCGCCACGGCAATGAGCGGCTGTATTTTCGCAAGCGTGGGCAGCAGCGCATTCGCATCCGCCATGAGCCGGGCACGCCAGAGTTCGAGGCCCTGCACGTGATGTTTGTGCGCGGCGAATTGCAACCAGCGAAGCGTCCAAGCCTAGGCCGCGGCGCTTACGTCTACTGCATCGGCGGGAGGAATGGTCCCTTCAAGGTCGGCATTGCGCGCAACGTCGAGCGCCGTTTGCGGAACCTTCAGAACGGCAACCCGCGCAAGCTTGAGATTCACCGGGCTTTCTCTGTGGCGAACATGGTCTTCGCTCGGGAGATCGAGGCCGCCTCTCACGAAGCGATGGCGGCAACACGACGAGCGGGGGAGTGGTTCGCCACCACGCTTGAGAATATCGAGGCTTCGATAAGGACCGCGGCCGACGCCTTGGGACACGCAATCCACGGGGTGCGTCTGTGACGAAAAGTGAACATCGGTGTCGCACCATGGCCCGCGCCATGTGTCGCACCCGTTGATAATAAAGGGTTATTTCGATGAGTGGCGACCCCGGCAGGGCTTCCACAAATAGACAGGCCAAGGGCTTAGACGCCCTCACCGGCCCCAAATCGACCGCAGCGGGCCAGGAGAATCCGGCCCCGTGTGTCGCACTTTCTGAGGGCTGGCAGCCCGTGGCGACGATGCCTGAGCGCATCTACTGCCGGACCAAGCGCGAGGGGGAGAAAGGCGAGAACGTCTCCCTGTGGGTCGATAACGGCGACGGGGACCGGGAGTACTGGGACCGCGAGGGGTACAGCACAAAGATCAATCCGGGCACCTTTGCCGAACCGACCCATTGGCAGCCCCTTACCGGGCGTAAGCCCGGCGACAGCCCCGCCATCCATGAGTCATCCCTCCCATGCTGGGGGAGGGGCTGTGACGGAGTTGTGTAGATGACAACGGAACGCCGATGGCGGAGCCGAGCAACTGTGGCGGGGTCGCGCCCCATCGCATCTCGGGGTGTTTGGGTCATGCCCAAGCATTGCGCCGGTTCAAATCCGGCCGACACGCAAGTGTCGTGGCGCAGTCTGGTAGCGCGCCGCCCGGCTCCGTTGTCATCCACACGACTCCCGGTGAGGAGGGATGGATAGGTGTCCACTTGGTGGAAAGAAAAGGCTTGCGGGATTTGGCGTTGCCTAAAATGCGGGCGCGTGTGGGGAGTTGAAAGCCGTCGCCGTCCCATTTGTCGCGGGAGCTTCGCGCCATGACCCCATTACGGCCCGCAAGGGCCGAGAAGATGACCGGGGGATGTCCCCCAAACGTATACAAACGGGGGACAGGTTCAGTAGAGGGCGCCCTTGAGGGCGCTGGTAGGAAAGGAAGGGATAGGCAATGGAATTGACTGACGCCGAGGCTCGGATCATGCGCGGTCGCACCTCCGAGGAGCGGTTGTTCTGGCGCATAGACGATGTTGTCGTTGCGCTCGCCCCGGATGCCCCGGAAGAAACAATGGCCGAATGGTGCAAGCTTTACGACCGGATGCCGCCGGACCTCATTGAGCTTCGCAAGCGTCTGCTATGCCCGCTCCTACGGGC